CTGGCAATGTTTTGAGTTATGAATTTGCACTGCTTGAAGGCACAACACTTTACGCAATAACAGCAGTGGGCGCACGAGGTACAGAGTCAGATTTTTCGGCTATTAAAACAGTGGTCGGTTACATCCCAAAGCCTCCAATGTTACCACCGCAGACATTGGAGGTGAACTAGCGTGGTTGCTGTTGGCGATCCCGATCCACATCCGGCGCAGGATCAGCCGGTTGCTGAAATGGGTAATAAATATACTCGATCAAGATGGGTGAGTTATTGCTTAGTCATTGCAACGTGCGGCACGGCTGGATATTTGATATTACGTGGTGATGCAACGAGCGCTGAGGTCGATATTCTGAAAACGATATCTGGTTTAGCGATGGCGGCAACTGCGACGTGGATGGGTGTATCAAACGGTAGACAGGCGTATGTAGAGGGCAAGAAAAAGTCTCGTGGTTGATTACGTTAAAATAAACAACGGCGCATGGAATGACCCAGCCTCATGGGACATCGGCACCGGCTGGCCATCATCATCGCTAGACACAGCAACACTCGGCGCGTTTGACACAGCTATCCCAGCCGGTACGTCAATTATCTGTGGCGCGATATCAATGACAGGGACATCAAGTGCTGCAAGGTCTCGGTTGATACAAGATGGCAACCTGTCGATAACAGCCAACGCGACACTTGGCGCGTGGAACGAATGGCAAATGACCCCCGGCGCAGAGTTAGAGTTAAACGGTAATGATATATTACTCACATCAAATATTACTAATCATAATCGTTTAGTATTTGTTGGTACGGCTAATGACAGATGGCGTGTGAGGTCATCAGTCGCAGGAGCTGGGAGGATCTGGCGTTTAGGGACAAAAGTACAGTGCCATGTTGATTTTAGGTTTGGCGATTTTGATGACATAGGTGGCGTTGGTGGGGCTGATTTAGCGCAAGGACTCGGGGAGAATTATAGCTACACTGCTGGTGAGTTTGTGCGCTGCGAGGACGTCACATTTACTCAATGCGGCGCGTCATCTTTTGGCGGTTTTTTACATGTTGACGCCACTTTCACGCTGCGCAGAATAGACATTAGAGAGCCGCGCGCAGGCAATAATTTTAGTTTTTATATCGCTGATTTATTAACGGCCACTAATGGCACGGGCGTAATTGACGTTAACCATCTCACGTTCGACGCATCGTCAATAACAAGGGGACTGCGATTACAATCAGGGCGTATCACTGCTCTAACAGATTGTGTGTTCTCAAACACGCGGTTTTTTATAAACCCACAATCTGGCAATTCGACGGGTATCGACAACTCTTTACATTTCAACGCGGCAACAGCAACGTGGAATACAGGCATTACTGAGGGCGCTTCTGGCACATCAAATAATCTTTATGTTTTAAATGAGCGTAATAATCCAAAGCCTTTCGAAAATGCCTTTACAGTTAACAATGCGCCCCTGATAGAGTTATCGTGGATTGAGCCGTACACCGATGACGGCGATCTTCTTATTCTTTCCCCGACTCGCCCGCTAAACTGCAACCACGCGCTGGTTTTGGATGAGCGATCATCGTCATTCTTCAACGCGCTAGGCAGCGCGATGGCAGATAATTATAGTGGCTGGAATAATACGCTGGTGGGTAACTATGATCCATTTTACGGATCGCTTTTCAGGACAGAATCAGGCGGCAGCGTTACTGGAACGCTGCAATTATATAATAATATCGTGTATAACAAAACGCCGGTTGCTGGGTCACTCGGATTTAACATTGACACCCTAGGTGACGATCAGATCACAGAGATGGATTACAACTGCTGGTTCCAGATAGATAATATTTACAATGGAGTGACGTCTGCAACTAAAACACCCGGTGTAACGGTCGGTTATGGTGGTAATGACATTGTCAATGATCCGCAGTTTTTAGATGCCACGCGTAACGCTGCACAGTATGATCTGTTGATGGGGACAGGCGTGGGGACTAACGCTGCATTTGTTGCGGATATGCTCAGCATAAATGGTTACGATGCGGTGACGCGCTCACAAATACCTGCCAATGCGTCACCACGTAGGCCAATAGATGCGTATACGTGGGTTCGTGACGGTTATGCGCCTACTAATCCTGTGTTTGAAAATGCAGGCCAGAACGGGTTAACATTTGGCGCGGTTCCGTTTGTTGATGTTGCGGGGGCGATCGCTGGCAGCGGTTTAATAAATAGCAAAGCGCTAGGGCGTATGAGGTTAATAGGATGAGCGGAGAGTATCTCGGTGATTTCGTCGGAAATGAAACGCTACTGGTCGTTTTCGACACATTTGATTCGGCGGGTGCGAGCGTCACGATGACGGGATTCGATGTAACTGACATTGAGATATACAAAGGTGCATCGACTGTTCAGCGGGCTAACGATGCAGGCATTTCACTAATAGACACTGATGGCATCGATATTGATTTAGCAACAGGTATCCATGGGTTTTCTGTTGATTTATCTAATAACAGTGATGCTGGGTTTTACGCGGCTGGTAATGATTATTACATCGTTGTCAGCTCAGTAACGATTGATAGTAAAGTAGTCAGATTCATTGCAGCTAGATTTTCGATTCAAAACAGATTTATGCGCGGGACTGAGAATGCAATGCTTGCGTCATCGTATACAGCGCCCGACAACGCCGGCATTGCTGCGATATTAGCGGATACAGGGACGACACTAAATGACAAGATTGATTTAATCGCAGCGGTCACCAGCCAGTTTACATTTACCGTCGCGAATCAGGTTAATAGCAATGTCCGGTCAATTAACAGTGTGACTATCACTGGGGACGGAAGCGCAACGCCGTTTAATGTATGAGCCTAGCCGTCGACGGCGTATGGAAGTCGGGGGTTTGGGATCCAGCCCTCTGGGCTGATGGCGTCTGGCGAGAGGGCGTCTGGGGCGACGGCGTATGGAAGTCGGGGGTTTGGGATCCAGCCCTCTGGGCTGATGGCGTCTGGCGAGAGGGCGAGGCATCGCCAGAACCCGAAGCAGAAGAGCAAACGTCTACTGGTGGGTTTTGGTTTGATTATGACCGGGAGATGTACCGGCGCGATGAGGAACTCAAGAAAAGAGAGCGCCTTGAAGCTGAGTCCCAGCAGATTAAAGATCGGCTAGATAGGGAGATTGCTCAGGAGTACCGGAAAAAAGAAGCTGAACAATCTCGACTCGCCGAATTGCATAGACTTGCAAAGCTGGCTAATATTCACCAACGATCAATCAAATCAATTTTTAGTGATAGGGCGCTTGTTGCTGCAGAGCGAGCAATAACAAAGGGCAATTACTCGGCGCTTGAAGCGTTTGAGCGCGAGGTAGGCCGCGCACGCGAAGAGGAGTTTTTTTTAATGCAGGCATTAATGATGGTGCTAAATGACTGACGTATTTATTCACCTGCCGAAGCTCCAAGTAAAAGAGGGTTCAAGCTTTAATGCCACAGCCTATTTCCGGAATGGCGATGTAGCGGAAGCACCCGGCTCGGCTAAGTATCGCATTGACTGCCTAACAACATGCAGGGTGCTCGTTGATTGGACGGCGTTATTACCAGGAGGGAGCATCAGTATCCCGGTCACCGCCGAAAACAATGCGATTCAGCGTGGGGGCTATGGCTATTCTGGTGTCTCACGATGCGGCGGAGGGCAAAGGACTGAGCAAAAACAATTAACCGTTTCGGCTGATCCAGATACCCCAGCGCAAACGAGAGATTCTGCAATATGGGAAGTGGTGAATATTTATGGTTTCTAAGAAAAAAGTAGTGAAGAAAAAGAGCGTTGTTAAGAAAAAGGCCGCAAAAAATAAAGGCGGCAATCGGCGGAAGTGGACGCCTGATGCCCGCGCGCGTTTTATAGAGCTATTGGGTGACATGCCGAATGTGAGCAGAGCGGCAAGGTTAACCGGATTTTCGAGAAGCCGAATGTATGAGTTGAAAAATGAAGATCCCGGATTCTCAGAAGAATGGGATGCTGCGATTGAAGTTGGGTGCGACAGGCTCGAAGAAAAAGCATGGCAGCGTGGAGCTGATGGCATTGAAAGTCCTGTTTATTTTATGGGCAAACAAGTAGGAACGGAGAAGGTCTATTCTGATTTGCTAATGGTTAAATTGTTGGAGGCTCATCGGCCTGACAAATACAGGAAGCATGTCAAGCAAGAAGTTCATGTTTTTAATCATGAAGCAGCGCTGGATGAACTGGAATAACCCTTGCCGCTCCCCGCACGTGAAAAACAGATAAGGCAGCGTCTTAAAGACGACTTTCCGCATTACGCTTCAAAATGCTTGAAGATCAGGACTAAGGAGGGTGTAGTTGCGCCGCTTGAGTTGAATCAGGCGCAGCTGTACATCCATGCTCGCATTACCGAGCAAGAGAAGGAGCATGGTCGCGTTAGGGCGATCATGCTGAAGGGTCGGCAGCAAGGAGCGTCAACATACACGGAGGGTCGGTATTACTGGCACACCTCTCATCGCAAGGGAATTCAGACATTTATTTTGACGCACGAAGCAGAGGCCACTAGGAATATTTTCGGAATGGCTAAGCGCTATCACGACAATTGCCCTGCGCTGGTTAAGCCGTCAACCACTGGCGACAGCGCGAAAGAGTTAGTCTTTGGTGGGCTTGACTCATCATACAAAGTAGGCACGGCGGGTAATAAGTCAACGGGTCGATCTGGTACTACCCAACTGTTTCATGGTTCTGAGGTAGCGTTCTGGCAGCATGCAGACGAACATGCAAAAGGCGTGATGCAAACGGTGCCGGATCTGCCGGGTACTGAGGTCATCCTTGAATCAACCGCGAATGGCGTCGGAAATTATTTCCATCAGCAATGGAAAGCCGCAGAAGCTGGCGAGTCTGATTTTATCGCAATATTCATTCCATGGTTTTGGCAAAAGGAATACCGAAAGAAATGCCCGGCTGAATTTTCTGAAACCGATGAAGAGGTAAAGTTGAAAGAACACTACTCACTCGATAGTGAGCAGTTAGCATGGCGGCGTGCAAAGATTACGGAGCTTGCAGCTAATGGTATGGACGGCTTAAAATCCTTCATGCAGGAATACCCGATGAACGCAGCTGAGGCGTTTCAGATGACGGGCGGTGATGGGCTCATCACCCCGGACGTGGTGATGAAGGCTCGGCAGGCTAATGTTAATGGTAATGGCTCACTGGTAGTGGGTGTTGATCCATCAAGGGGTGGTGACAGGTTTTCGACTATCAAGCGCCAAGGCAGAAAAGCATACGATCTAAATAGTTACACGGGCAGTCAAGTTGACAAGCTGGGCAAGCAGGTTGCCATCTGCAAAAAGATACTTGATACGACCTGCTCTGTAGCTAAGAAAAAACCTGACATGATGTTTGTTGATGCCGGTGGTGGTTCTGATTTAGTAGATCGACTCCATGAGCTAGGCTATCCGAACGTAAAAGCTATTCAGTTTGGTGGCACGCCGCTTGACCCTGAGAAATACCCTAATCGTCGCTCTGAAATGTGGGGTGATCTAAATATTTGGCTACGTGATGAGAATTTAGACGTGCAAATTCCTGATAATGACACACTGCATGCCGACTTATGCGCAAGCCTCTATTGGCGTGACTCTCATGATAGAATTAATTTGCACAAGAAAGACAAGATCAAGAAAGATCTCGGTTTCTCGCCAGATGAAGGTGACGCGCTGGCGTTGACTCACGCGGAACCGGTCAAAGAAGCATTAACAGCAGACCCCTACAAAGGATTCAGATAATGGGAGATAAAGAAACGCCAGAGTCTGAGGAGAAAAACACCCAGACCGAGGCAGATAAAAAACTGCTGACCAAGATTCGTGATCGGTATAAGGTCATGCTGGATGCGGATGAAGAGAATCGCCGATTGGCGATGGAAGACTTGAAGTTCGTGAATGTTCCGGGTGCGCAGTGGGATAATAATATGAAGCAGGAGCGCGGATCGCGCCCCTGTTATGAATTCAACAAGTTGCGAATTACGGGCAAGCGCGTGATCAATGAGATGCGTGCAAACCGCCCACAGGGCAAGGTAAGAGGCGTTGAAGACGGGGACAAAGAGACTGCCGATGTTTATGAGGGGCTAATTCGCAACATCTGGAATACATCGGACGGTGATAGCGTTATTGACCAAGCCGCTGAATATCAGGTTAATGGCGGCATGGCGGCGTGGCGCATTACGACAGACTACGCGGGCGATAATGCGTTTGATCAAGATATCAAGATCGAACCGATCCACAATCCGCTTTGCCTGTACTGCGACCCTTCAGCTAAAGACCAGTTAAAGCGCGATGCTGAAGACTGGATTCTTACTGAAAAGATATCGAAGACATCGTTTAAAGAGAAATATCCAAATATAGAGGCTATTGACTGGGAAGATTCTGAGTTTGACGATGATGATGACTGGAGCGATGACGATCAGGTAAGGATTGCTGAATACTGGTGGAAGGAGCCGGTCGAAAAAGAGATCTGGCAATTAACGGATGGCAAGGTCGTTGATTCAGAAAGTGATGAAGCCGCTGAGATTCCAGAAGAGCAGATCAAGGCTCGCCGCACAATCAAAACACATATTATTAAGATGTGCATCGCCTCTGGCAATGGAATCATAGAGCAGCCCGTTGAGCAAGCAGGCAAAGAGCATCGGTTTGTGATGATTTATGGTGAATACGTTTTGATTGATGGGAAAGCCTACTGGTTTGGATTGCCAAGGTTTGCTAAAGATGCGCAGCGCTCTTATAACGTCACCCGCACCGCGATTACTGAAACGATTGCGCAGACACCGCAGGCGAAGTGGTGGGCAACAACAGAACAAGCCGAGGGGCACACGGAAAAATGGGCAGAAGCGCATAAAAAGAACTTCCCTTTTTTGCTGCACAATAGTGACCCTAAAAACCCCGGCCCACCCAGAAGAATGGGCGGTGCCGATGTACCCATTGCGCTGATTCAAGAATCACAAATAGCATCCGATGAGATCAAGGACGTCACTGGGATAAACGACGCATCGCTGGGGCGAAATGGAAATGAAACCTCTGGGGTGGCAATTAGGGCGCGCGCTGCACAGGGTGATATGGCCACCTTTAATTACCAGGACAACATGGGCAAGGGCATCCGTCGCACCTGGGAGATATTGATTGATCTCATCCCGCAGATTTACGACACAGAGCGCACTCTGCGCGTATTGGGTACGGATGGCGCGGAGGATTATGTCAAGATCAACACATTTGTAAAAGGTGATGATGGTGAGAATATCAAGGTGCATGACATGGCGACGGGTCGTTATGATGTGACCGTGACGATTGGCCCGTCGTTTAGCACGCGAAGAGAAGAGGCGTCTGAAACATATTCTCGATTGGCGCAAGGCAACCCCGAAATTATGGGCGTGGCTGGTGACCTAATATTTAAGTCAATGGATTTACCTTATTCTGAGGATATTGCAGATAGATTGCGGGCGATGTTGCCACCGCAGATCCAACAGATTATCAATAAAGACGCCCCTATGCCGCCAGAAGCGCAGGCAATGATGCAGCAGGCCAATCAGGCTATGCAGCAGGTAGAGCAGCAGATGCAAGCGGTTCAACAGGCAGGTCAAGAAGTGGAGCAGGGCAAGGCCGAGGCTGATAAAGCGAAGTCTGAAGTGCAGCAGTTAATCGCCAATCTAAAAACAGATGAAGCGCGGTTCGAGGCAAAGATTGCTAAGGAGCTAGCCAAGGTTGCAGAACGCCAGTCAAACGTTAAGATGGGTGAGTTGCAGCGCGCTTCCGAGGTTGATCATGATGAGATCGGGCAGGATAGGGAGCTATTGGCTCAGCAAATTTCACAGTCTACGCAGGCGATCAATCAGATGTCGGCCGAGTTTATGCAGCAGGCAATTGCAGCAATCGGTGAGATAAAGCAACATCAGGAAGGCATTAAGCCTAAAGTAATTCGCATCGAATCTGAAAGAGTGAATGGCAAATTAGTTGCCACCCCCGTTTATGAAGAAGGAGTAACCCAGTAATACCCTCGCAGTAGAAAGCAGTACCGTGCCGTAACGGGTGAGCTCTTCTGCTACGTGTTGTATCCGTACTTGTCCGGTCGGCAAGGCAAAAATACGCTGAGAGGCGCGAAAAATGGAAGATGAAGTAGTTGTTGAAAATGATGCACCAGTAGTTGAAGAGGAGACTGTTGAGGTGGATGCCGAAACAGAATCCATCGAAAACGAAGCAGGCGAGCAGCAAGAAAGTGAGCCTTCGGAGTCATCACCCGAGAAGCCAAACAAAACACAGGATCGTATTGACAAACTAACCAGAAACAGGCGAGAGGCCGAAAGGGATCGGGATTATTGGCGCGATCAGGCGCTGCGGAATCAGCAAGATAATCCGGCTCAAAAAAAACCGAAACCAGAGGCGCTCAAAAAGCTTGAAGATTTTGACTACGACGAGGAAAAGTATCAGGAATATCTTTTTGATGCAGCCCAACAAAATGCGGTTGATGAGGCAAAGCGTGCTCTAAAAGAGGAAATCGATCAGCGAAGTGCCAGAGATCGAATGGCCTCTTTCCGAGATAAAGAGAAATCATTCTCTAGGAACGCGGCAGATTATGCAGAGATTGCAGGTAATCCTGACTTACCGGTGAATGATTCTATGGCAGAAACCATACGCGATATGGATAATGGGCCAGAAGTTCTTTATCATCTAGGGAAGAACATCGACATTGCGGACAGCATTTCTCGGCTTTCGCCATTGGCGGCAGCGCGTGAATTAGGCCGCATTGAAGAGCGACTATCCTCTCAAATCAAATCAAAAACGGTTAGCGATGCCCCTAAACCAGCGCCGAAGATTAAGACAGCAAATCCGGCAATAACTAAGAACGTTGACGATATGACGGATAAAGAGTTCGCCGCTTATCGTCGCAAAATAATCGCTAAAAGAGGTGGATAATGGCTAATGTATTAAGTGTTGTTGATCGTGTACTAAGAGAGGCGCAGCGTATTGCGCATGAAAAACTCTCATTCATTGGAACAACTGACCTGCAATATGATAAATCGTTTAAATACGATAGCAATAGGGGGCCGAATGGGCAGACGTTGCGAATTCGCGAGCCTAATCAGTATGTGCGCCGGAAAGGCTCTCGTATCATGGCTATTCAAGATCAGGATGAGTCAACGCAAACCATTACCGTCGCGAATCAGGACGGCGTGGATATGAGGTTCAACTCTCAGGAGTTGGTGCAGGCTGTTAATAGCGATGGTGCATTTGATGAGTTAAGTAAGAACTACATTGAACCTGCGGTAGCAGTGATGTGCTCGGGAATTGAAGCGGACTTTTTGGAATTCTGCACCAAGCGCGTCAGTAATGTGGTTGGCACTCCCGGTACGCCTTTGACTGATCTATTGGCAACGGGCGCGGCCCGCGCAAAGCTTAATCAAAACCTTGCGCCAAAAGATGGTAATCGTTGCGTGCAGATGGAGTCTGTAACGATGGGTGGGCTAGTTAATGGCCTGAAGGGGTTGTTTCAGGATTCTCAGCAGATTAAAAAGCAGTACCGTGAAGGAATGATCGGTCGCACGGCGATGGCCGATTTCTACGAGAACGACCGCATGTACACCCATACCAACGGGGCAGATGTCACTGGATCTACCAATGCGAATGCACAAGTGACTGATGGCGGATCAACCATCGATATGAGCACGCTGATTGCGACTACCCCGCTGGGTACCGTCTTCACAGTTGCAGGCGTCTATGCGGTTCATCCTGAGACAAAGCAGGCCTACAGCCATCTGCAGCAGTATGTTGTGATTGCGGGTACGAATGGCTTGACCACAGTGTCTCCAAGAACGATTCTAACGGGCGCAAAACAGAACGTAGCATCTGCCTCTGGCGCTGAGCTAGCAGTGACTGATTTCAATTCTAAGGTCGTCACGGTAGTGGGTGCGGCTTCGACTGCCTATACGCAAAACCTGATGTATCACAAAGAAGCGTTTCAATTTGTAACGGCGGATTTACCGGTCATGGATGATGCCATTAAGTGTGTCGTGCGTCAGTCTGAGGGATTGTCTTTACGCTGCTGGCAGGCTTCCGATATCCGCAATGATGAGCTTTTAATGCGTATCGATGTTCTGTATGGGATGGCGGCACTACGCCCTGCATGGGCTTGCAGAATCATCGGTTAATCACACACACAAATAGTAGTTACTATGCCCCAGCGGGTGCTGGGGCATAAATCAATCAGGAGTCATCATGCAAATTAGCTTAAAACATAACGAACACGGGTACCACACCGTCTATTCAAGCGCAGACGCTGCAAGGTTAAAAAATGATGGGTGGGTTATTTGCGATATGGAAAAAGAGATTGATTCCAAGCGCAAGCATATATTGGCGGCAAAGAAAAAAGCTGCGAAAGAAGAAGTTTCACGATTAGAAGCGGCTGAGAAAGCAGCGGAAAATAAATAGGCACTGACTTGTGAGTATTACCAATCAAGAAGTCATTAACCAAGCGCTGCTAGAGATAAACGTTATTGAAGATGGTGATTCTGCAAACGCGGATCAATCATCCGATACGCTCCAAAAGTTGAACCAGATGATGGCTGAATGGGCGGTATCAGATAAGGACCTCCACTTCTTCCCCCAGAGCGATTTGACCGATGTCTGTCCAATACCAATCTGGGCGGAAGACGGGGTGGTTAATAATCTGGCAGTTAAGTGTGCGCCTTCGTTTGCATTTGCTGTAAGCGCGCTGCTGTATGAAAAGGCAAAGAGCGGCTCCAACGTAATTGCGCGCACATGCATGAACTTGAAACTCAAAAATACTGATATGAGCCACCTACCAGCCGGTAACGGATATCGTAGCAATATACTGACTGATAGTTTATGAAAATCAACCTCCCCATCGTTGCTGACATGCATATCAATCAGTTCTCTGGCGCTGTCATCACTGAACTAGAGTCTGGCATGACCAATGGTGTATTTATAGCCGATGGCAAGGGCGGTTATGTAACTCAGCGCCCCTCGTTTGACATGTTTGAAGATGCGAGCACGCACGTATCAGATGCAAGGGGAAGGGCGATCACTTACTGGGATGGCAACACTTCACTTTATATACTCAATAACGGCACGCTGTTTAAGAACTCTCAATCGAATCCAATTAGCACGTTGCCGACTAGCGGGACTAAGAAGTGTAAGTTCGTGGTACTTGATACGTTGCTTTGCCTGTTTGATGCTGAAAATGGTCAGGGTTTTACCATTACCACCGGTGATGTGGTGACCGAGATCACTGATGTTGATTTTCCACCGAAACAAACACCTTCGGTTGGTTTAGCATTTGGCGCGGTGGTGCTCGATGGCTATGTCTTTGTGCTCGGTGAAAACGGGGTGATTTATAACTCTAATCTGGAAGTTGCCAGTGCGTGGGCTGCGCTTGATTTCCTTAATGCAGAGCGTGAGCCCGACGGGGGGGCTTATATCGGCAAGCATCACGATCACGTAGTGGTGCTGGGCGTACGCACCACTGAGTTCTTTTATAATCAGGCAAATCAGGCGGGTAGCCCTCTGGGTAGGCGTCAAGATGTTGCCTATAGTACCGGCTGTTCTGCGGGTGAGTCGGTGTGGGAGATTGGCGACCGCATGTTCTTTGTCGGCACCAATGAAAGCGGGGCCCTGGGTGTTTATACGCTGGAGAATTTTCAGATTCGGAAAGTATCGACATCCACTATTGATTCATTCTTGACGCAAGCAACTGTTAAAGAAGGCTATGAGCTAATGGGTAGCGGTCTTTCTGCGCAGGGGCATGTGTTTTATACCCTGACGCTGCATTCCACGCCGGGCAATATCTTGCCAGAAATTACGCTGGTGTTTGATGATGTCAGCCGGTTGTGGGGCGAATGGAAGACCGTTCTGGGTGGCCACTCAACACTTCCATTAGTTGATTGGACGGTGCGTCGCGGAATAATTTCGCGCTATGGTGAGGGTGTTCTGTCAAACGGCGATCTAGTTACGATTAATGATGATTTAACTCCAAACGATTCACTGCTCGAATTTAGTCTAGTTGAAGATGGCATTGTTGAAATCGGCATCCTCGAATCAAATACAGGATCAGGCTCACCTCTTACCATGAAAATTAGGCTAGGGCACTTTGATGGCAATACTGATAATAAAAAGTTCCTGTCTGAACTTCGGCCGGTTTGCAATAAAACGGTCGCGCCGCAAAATCTCATTGTCCGCTGGGCAAGTGAAAACAACAACTCATTCAGCGCGGGGCGCGTGATCGACATGAGTAAGTTTAATCGCATAAAGCGGATAGGCTGCTTCAGGCGCAGAAATCACGAGATTGAATACAGCGGCGCCGAGGTAATCAGACTCAGGCGGCTTGAAGGTCAGCTTTCGTTGGGGTCGTCGTAATGGGGTTACGAATTGAGCCACCCCCGCAGATAACCGAGTTTAATCATATTTGGCGGCGATGGATTTATGGTTTATATCAAAGCTTAAAAGAACAAGAAGAGTGGCTTGCCCCTGCCCTTGAGAATGGCTGGGTGAATTTCGGCGCCCCCTTTAGTAGCGCGGGGTACATGCTAGATTCAATGGGCTTCGTGCATCTAAGAGGCGTTATTAGAACCGGCACTTTCGCCGCTGCTGCTTTTACACTGCCTGCTGGCTACCAGCCTGAAAGCGACAAAGTATTCAGTACATCGTCGAATAACTCATTTGGAAGTTTAACCGTAACCTTAGCCGGGGCAGTGGTGCCTCAAGTGGGTAGCGATACTTCTTTTTCACTCGACGGTATTATTTTCAAGACCGCTTAATAAGAGATGATTTAAAATGCCAACGATAACACTACCCACCCAAAAAGGCAGCGCGCTTAATGCAACAGAGTTCGAGGACAACCATAGGCGGACTGTTGTTCAGAAAACTGCCAACTACTCCCTACTTGAATCTGACAATCGTAATTTGATTGAGTGTAATTCAGCGTCGCCTGTCACGCTAACGCTGGGAACCGCTAGCACCATGGCCGGTGCCGACACTGGTGATTACGAGGTGTCGTTCGTAAACATCGGCTCAGGCGTCTGTACTATCGTTGGTGACGGGGTGGACACCATCGATGGCTCAGTATCGAGCATTGCGCTGTCACAATATGAATCAGTAGTGCTAAAAGTTATTAGCGCTGGCACCGGCTACGTCTCAATTGGAGGCGGGAGTATTCTAGGGTTAACGGCAACTGTTGACGAGCTGAACATCCTTGACGGAGTGACTTCTACTACTGCGGAGCTGAACATCCTTGACGGAGTGACTTCTACCGCTGCAGAGCTGAACATTCTTGACGGAGTGACTTCTACCGCTGCAGAGCTGAACATTCTTGACGGAGTGACTTCTACCGCTGCAGAGCTGAACATCCTTGACGGAGTGACTTCTACCGCTGCAGAGCTGAACATCCTTGACGGAGTGACTTCTACCGCTGCAGAGCTGAACATTCTTGACGGAGTGACTGCATCAACGGCTGAGCTGAATTATACTGAAGGCGTCACTTCTTCAATTCAAAACCAGCTAGATGGAAAAGCAGGGATAGGAGTTAATAATAATTTTACAGGGCAGCAAAGAATTACTAACACTGCGCCTACCTTGTTCTTACATGAGACAGGCGTAGCGGCAGATAGCGGGAAATATTATTTTCAGGCGGATAGCACTGACCTGACTTTGTTTTTGATGAATGACGTAGAAACTGCATCAACTCCAGTAATGCAGTTTGCTAGAACGGGTATAAATAGTGATGCAATTGATTTTACTGCGGATAATTTTCGGATTAATGGTGAGTCGGTTGCTACACAATCACCTGCCGTGCCCGGCTATGTCAAAGGCAAAGCGGTTTATGTATCAGCTACAGGGGACAACGGGTTAGGTATAAACATTGCTTCTAGCGCCGTTATGGATGCATGGGAGTCTTACGGCCCGACAGGTTCCGGCGCGAGTAACATCATGGCGGATCTAGACGTACTCCCGGCAGGAGCTACTTGGGTAGAGTTATCTATACGATTGCTTATCCGCCGGATTTCAGCTCCCGATACATTAGTGGCTGTTTACGCACGGCCTACAGGTAGTACGGCTAATGGGATACTCACTTCAGTGGTTCTTCATGAAGCGCAGACGGATGCTGGTGAGATAAATGTGTATTTTCTACATCGGTCTATAAAGGTTGCGCTCGATGCGCAAAACCGTTTTGAACTTAAGTGGGATATCCCTGCATCTGGAACGGTACTATCCCAAGGTATTATAGCCATAGTCACAGGCTTCGGTGCCTAAATAATGAACCAAGATAAAATAGAAATAGCAAAAAACGTAGGCGACGCGGTAGTAATACCGACTGGCGTTGTGGTGTCAATAAGCTATTGGATCACTGATATTATCAATCCATTGATAACAGCGCTGATAGGCTTAATGACTATAATTTGGCTTTTTTATAGGATCAAAGAGAGTAAGCGCATCACGAAGGCACCTTAATGAGCGACCTTATTATTACATCGCTATCATATAAACCCGTTACAAGGTAGGAATGAAATGTTGATCGATAAATTTTTCATAATAGGGCTGCCAAGGAGTAGAACCTACTGGCTAAGTCAGTTTTTTGGCTGTCTCCACGAAGGCGTTTATCACTACCCAGATTACAGGGATTTTCTTAAGTCTGACCATACTGGTGATAGCACTACTTGTTATTTGCAGATAAAGGATCTAATCAAGGATGAGAGAAAAGTAATCATACATAGGGATATTAAAGATGTTGGAGATTCTCTTGTTGAGCTGTTTGGGAAGTTTGATTGTAGCTTTCTGAAGGATATTGAAAAAGAATTACTAGAAGAAGATGGGCTTCATGTCCAATTTGATGACATTAGCTCACGGTTAGAGGAGATATGGGATTACTGTAGAAGCGATGAATTCCCAAAAGAAAAAGCACTAAAAATGGACGACGTGATAATGGAAAACCATTTTTTAATTGGAGAGGTAAAGAAGCTTGTCATCTTATAAGAAGCTTGATTTAAGGCTTAATGTCCAGCCGCTCAAGGAAGCCTTGGAGCGCAGGAGCGACTTATTCGGCAAGTATGATTACCGGGCGACTTCTGAAGGATCGCCACACTCGGAAATGAAAGATATCTGGGTGAGATATAAAGACGTTGCGCCACATATAAAATCGGGAGATTTCTCTAGCTTCGCTAACGAACATGACTCTATCTGGTATCAGGTATACCGGGATCTACCGGAGACAAAAGAGATTATATTTTCTGTAATGAACGCAGTAAATGGCGAACGACTTGGCGGCGTGTTAATCACAAAATTACCCCCCGGCGGTAAGATAAAGAAACATGTTGACGGTGGGTGGCACGCTGAGTATTACGATAAATATTACGTGCCTGTTAAAAACGAAGACGGCGCTATATTTTCGTTTGAAGACGGGGTCATCGCCCCGGCGGAGGGTGACGTGTACTGGTTTGATAATTCTAAACCTCACTGGGTAGAAAACAACTCTGATTCGGAGAGAATTGCTATGGTTATTTGTATAAGAACTGATGGAGTAGAAAGCTAATGCCTTGGGGAGCAGCAGCGGTTATAGGTGGCGCGCTAGTATCCGGCTACGCATCAAATCGCGCGGCAGGAAAAGCGGCAGACGCATCACAATACGCCACTGACAGCGCTAACAGGCTATCTGAGCGGCAGTTCGATATGGTACGTGGCGACACGGCACAAGCAAGGGCTGCAGGTGGTGAGGCGGGTGCCGAGCTATCACGATCGCTAGGCCTTAGGACGCCGATCCCTGAAGCTTTTAACAGGCAAGCGGCAATCAGAGAGGAGATCAGGAGGTTACGCGATCGAACGGGGGACGAATGGCGAAACTATGGCTTCACTGGGCAGTACGCTATTGAAGATGAGCGCTCTAGGCAGATCAGAGAGCTTGAGAATGAAAGTGATAATTTAACGCTTTATGACGAAGCCCAGCCATTAGAAGGCGAAGTCCTGCCACAGTTTGGCGTTGAATTTAACTATAGCGGCGAAGGGCCTCAGTTTGAATACGGCGGCTCTCAGCCGGAATTTAATGATGCTAGTCGATTAAGCCAGTTTCAGAATCAGGGTGAGAATCTGCAAAGTTTTGAAACGGATCAAGAGGTTTCGCAGTTCGGCCAAGGTGACCGGTTCGAGTATGACCTCGAAGGCGATGCTGGCTATCAGTTTGCTCGTGATGAGGCAATCAAGGCCACCGGACGAGTCTCTGCAGCACAAGGCAAGCGCGGCAGTGGTAACCGGCTGGCAGAGGTCGCAGACCGCGTGACGGGCGTTGCATCGCAGTATGCTGACCAAGCTTTTAACCGACAGGTTAGAGCTTCCGCTGAGAACTACGGCCGAGACGTAAATGAATTCGGCCTTCAGCGCGCGGGTGATACTGAAGCGTACGGGCGAGAGCGTGGCGAATTCGCCATTGATTATGGCCGAAACATTGATCAGTACGAGCGCGATATCGGGGCTTTCAACGTAAACACTGGAGTGGCAGATCGCAACTATGGCCGAGAGCTAACGAGGTACGAAATCGCTCGAGGAAGAGAGGGTGAAGGCTATAATCGGGCAAATCGCCTCTATGAAGTCCGAACGGCTGAGGATAACCGAGAATATCAACGCGCGGGCGATGAATATAATCGTGGTTTCACAAGGTTTGGTGTTGAGACTGATCAGAATCGGGAGCTATACGGCCGTCGCCAAGATCGATTAAATCGACTTGCAAGTATGGCGGGAGCTGGGCAAACGGCAGTCAGTCAAAGTGCAAGCGCAGGTAGCAACTATGTCAATGCTGCCAGCAACAATCTGATGGCAAATGCTCAGAATCAGGGGAATGCCGCGATGGTTAAATATCAAGGCCTAAACAATGCAGCACAAGCTGGGATCTCTAACATGTTAAGTTACAACCAGCAGCAGCAAAATAACCAGATGATGCAACAGTGGCTGAACCAGCAGCCGGGGGCGCTAAGATGAGCGGCTTTAAGGTATTTGATTACAATCAGGCCATCGGTGGTGCAAACCAGAGCAGCCGAAATAGACTTTCGATGATGCAGGGTATGCAGTCGATGACTGATCGCAGGGAAGATCGGCAATATAATCGGCAGAGTCAAAACCGACTATCTGAAATCAGGGACAATCAGGAGAACCGCGCGCAGGCTCAATTCGACCAGAAACAGCAGATTGAGAATACAAAGTTTTTCTACCAAGGAATGACCGAAGTCGCCAGAGATCCATCGCGTGCCCAGTATTGGGCGGATGAACTTAAGAAGCGTGGTATCGCTGATTTTGACATCTCAAAAGGGACCCCAGAGCAATTACAGCAAGGGGCGGCTAAGCAGGCAGATGCACTTCGTAAATCATTGGAGGCCATTGGTGAGATTGCGCCTGAGCCACGGGAGAAATACGGGCAACCTGTTGCGGGCGTGGGGCCGAGTGGTAATCCCGAATTTCAGCGCTTTGGTGACCGAGGTAGCGCCCAGATTGTCAATGATTTCGTGCCGAGCAAGAAAGTCCCGCTGGTGAGCATAAATAAGGGCGAAGACAAGTACGCGACGGAGAGAATGAAGTTGCAGGCTCAGGGTATTAATGACTTAGGGAAAAATGCTAGCGCGGCGTACAAGTCATCCATGGCGATGGATCGGTTTACCAAGGCATCCGAAAAAGGAACAGAAGGCGGTGCCCAGCCAGTTATAACGGCGGTAAAGAACCTTTTAACCTCTTTTGGGTATGATGACAAACAGTTGGCGGAAGTAAGAATCATGGAGCAGGCGATCAATGACGTGCTTGCAAATAAGATGGCAACATTGGGTGCCCGCGGGCTGACTGACAGTGATATGAATATACTCAAGGCGTCGCTACCTAGAGTTGCTACTGATCGCAATTCGAGGCTCGAAGTAGCTCGAATATTGAAAATCCTCAACGATTTTGAAATTGATGAGTATATTGCCGAACTTGATGAAGAGAAGAGAATTAACCCTGAGCTAGCTAAGCGGATAATGGAACCGAGGTGGCTTAGGTTTTATAAAGCAGAAAAGGCCAAGGAGGCGAAGGGCAAGGATGGAGCGCCGCCGCCCTCAACCGATCAGCCCCCCCCCTCAATTGATGACCTGGTGAATAAATATGCCAACTAGAGAGCAGCTCGAATCAGCGCTAATAAATGCTGATAAGGCTGGAGACATTAACGCTGCAAAGCAACTTGCAATGGCAATCAAGCAAGGAGGTGAGATAGTCCAGCCACCTCAAGAGGTGCCACCCAAAGACCCAGCTGAAGTGTACTCAGGATTCATACAGGGACTTAGAGATCCGGTTGACGGGCTTGCTCAGCTTTTATACGAGGCATTGCCAGAAGGGGTTAGAGAGTCAGGGGACGCTTTAAATAATTGGCTTTCTGAGAAAACAGGTTTTATTGAAAAAATCCCTGAAGGTGGGTTTACTCAATTGCTAAAAGACAAAGAAGCGAGGTACCAAGCCGGTCGAGTTAAAGAAGGAGACGAGGGCGCTGATCTGGACAGAATTGGAGGAAACTTCGTTTCAATGGCGGTTCCGGGCGCACAAGTTCGCGCAGTCAGCGCGCTGGGAAAAGTCGCTCAGGGAGCGGCTTTGGGCGCAGGATATGGCGCGGCGTTGCCAACCTATGGTGATGAGTTCTGGGTAGAAAAAGGCATGCAGGCCGCGATTGGTTCTGCTGCCGGAGGCGCCCTATCGGCCAGCGGTGTTGCCGCTGGAAAAGCCATCGATGCAGGGAAGCGCATTTTACGACCTATGACTTCTGGCGGAAGAAAGGCTGATGTCACTGACACTTACCAGACTTTAGCCGGGAGTGAAAAAGATAAAATTATTAGCGCGCTAAAATCAGCAAAAAAAGGGCAAACATCAGCGCAGGCAATCGCCAACGCTAACCGGGGAAGTAACGATGTATTTGGTGCGTCTATTGTCCGCCTAGAGAAGGACTTATCAAAAAAATCCCCGATTACCGACAAAATGCGAAGTGTTTACAAAAAACAATCAATGGATCGAAAAAGGTCTCTTGATAAGATCGCAAAAACAGATGGTGACCTTGCCGAAGCAATAAAACAAAGAGATAGCAAGGCCGCTCCTTACTATGATGCGGCTCGGAAGTCCAGCAATAGCATCAATGTCGAAACGCTAAGAAATAGCATCGATGGAGTTATAAGAGACAATATAAACGATACTGCGATCACTATTCCCCTTAAAAATATCCAGAGAAAGCTAAAGGATGCAACGCCAAGAGGGCTTATTTCAACGTCAAGCCATATCAAGCGCCTAATGAACAAAACAATAGACGGGAAAAATGTCTATGACAAAAAAGTGCTGACTGAGATCAAGGAAGCGCTGGATAAGAGTATTGAGAAAAGCGTTGCTGATTACGACATTGCTAGAGAGATTATCAGGAGAGAATCTGTCCCCATAAATCGAATGAAAGTCGGCCAAGAGCTTAAAAAATCGCTTATTGATGCCACCGAGCAAGAGAAGGCACGGCCGTTTGTGAACGCACTAAGGGAGGCGCCTAGAACAGTTAAGCGCGCCACCGGGTTTACGGGCAATAACACGCTTGAAAACATTTCGAGCAGGGCCGAAATGGAGACATTTTATAAAATAAGGGATGAGCTGCTAACTGACGAGAGCATGAGTAGACTTGCAAAAGGCGTCGACGGTGTTTTATCTGACATTTCTACGCAGTCAAAACCTCAACTGCCAAACGCTCTTGTCAGAGAGATTATGATAGCCAATCATCTGTTGAAAAGACTGGCGCACAAAGATTATGGAGCCGATTACCAGCGAATGATGCTTGACCTGCAAAAAAACCCAAAGTTGCTTGCAAAAGTGCTTCAGACAGAAAAGGACAGGAAGGTTCAGTCAGCAGTAATCAGATTGGTTGGTGAAGGCGCCGTTGTTTCAGCAGTGCCGCAATGATCCGCCAAGCATTACTTTAAAAGTAACAGTTAGCTTTTTATTTTGTTTAATATTGCCGACTCAATCGTATTTATAGCCGATCCACCCTTAATCATATCAGACGTAACGTTGTAATGGCGTTAAAATGTTTGCCGCTCTAATTGTCTAAGCGCGGTATAAAACTGTTCTTCTATCTCGGTCATAATCTTTGATCCTCAAACCACTGCTGCATACCAGTATCATAATTGCTAATGCTGGTGTGGTAATTAATATAATCGCGTCCTAATAAACCATTAACCCAATTTTTAATTTTAGTCCAGCGTGATCTGCGATTGATAACGTATGTAATATCAGGGTTGTAATATCCGGGAGGCAGGTGCTCAATCGGGTCGCCGTCATTGATAAAATGTACATTACGCTCCGGGTAATCAGCAGGTTGATAGCTGTCAACAAATGCCCCCGGTGATGCAAACGTACAGCACTGTGATTTAACACCAATATCAAACAGATCCGTATGTAAATACTGAGCTAACGCACCGCCGCGTGAGAATCCAGTGATGTAAATATTTTGTACCTGCTCATTATAATTCATGAGCCAGTTTTCAATGCGCTCGAACATTACGTCATAGCCGCGAGTAAACCCATGCATACGGCCATCAGATGTTGCGTGAGCGTCGATATTGCGCAACCAGTCCAGATCATCATTGCTGCCTCTAAATGCGATTACAACGCCTATGGCGCAATCCACGACTAGCACTGATTCGCCTAAGCCGTCAGCCTCTTTAAATTCAGTAACAAATTTTATGCCCCGAACCGGTGATTTGAACCCTTGAGCTAATTTCATCACCTGCCAAATTTGTTCGATTTCGTTGTTGTTCATTTGCCCCCCCCCTTTTTTTTTGCTTAAAAGTCGACGCAGTAATCTACGCCAATATGAGTGTTACACGCCGCATGTCCTGCTACTTACTGTTATGCATCGTGCGAATCTGGTATTAATCGCATTTCCCAGCAAATATTCCTAATACTAAACACTAATTGTTATATTTTAACAGCCTGCCTTTGCGTAACAGTTTTGTGCTTTTTCTTAGCGCTCTCCACAACGCTTTGTCCTCGTTTTTTGTTAAGTGCCGCTCGCGCCGCGCGCTATACGTAACGTTATCGCTGCCATGGCCTATTGTTTTACGTGTAATGTTACACACCAAACGAGGCCTTCACTAAAAACCTACTTGTATCTACAGTTACACCCTCCGGTATTTCATCCAGCCGTAGTTCGCCGGTGGGGAAGATTCCCTTCCTAATCCGTGCGAGGATCCCCTCAAACAGTTGCGAGTTAGTATATCCCCCATATTTCTCATGTGGTCGAAATGCATTTATATCACAGTGCGATGACTTGAGCTTTGGTACGTTCACACACCCATAATCCACGTCATCGTTCACTGCGCAGGCCGTTATTTTTTTAGCCCGGAACTTAATAGTAACCATACTCTTTACTCCTCATTCACAAACGTGTTAGTAGTGATACGGTCAATATCATTATTAAGGTGCGCGATTGTCATCACGCCACCGCTTAGAAACAACGTTATGTGTCAAATAAACAATACACTCAATAGCGTCTCAAAATCGCCGCCGCACAAAATCTTCTTTTTACCTATATACGGCCCAGAAACTTCGTAATCGTCGATTGATATTCGTTTTATTTTATAGTCGCTAATACAGATATTTACCGATGGCTCAATGTCACAATTAAATCGCCATACTCCGTTTCCACAAGTATTTTTTTTTTAATGCTATGACTGTCCCATTATGGTTATTCGACCGTACTTATCCGGAAAGATAACTGTAAGTGTACGCCTATCTTCTACGAATTCCGCGTACATACAATGTAATAACTATGTGCCATAGTAGCTAACAAGAAACGTAAAACTTTTCTCGCCAACTATTTTCATGGCGTATAATATCTTCATAACTAATATTTTTCGTGTAAGGCATTAATCTTTTGCCCCACCCTAATCCTACTTGTGCGTCTGTAGGCACAACAAATTTACGGCCTTTTATTTCGCATTCATTCTCTAAAAGTTTTTGTATTTGTGGAATGTTATGCAGAGATTCTATTTTGATCTGTCCGATTAAACTATCATGCACTTGGTTTAATACCTGAAAGCCTAACTTTTCTTCCCATCGTTCATTCCATATAGTTAATAAACCTTTATTAATATTGCCAGCCGTACCGCCCTGCCCAATATAAGCCGCGAACTCCCTTTCTATTTTGCTATCCGATAGAGAGCCTAAGAATTTTCTAGTTCTGCCAAATGCACAAGCAAATTTATTTTGGTTTTGTTGCGCCTGTAAAATATCTGCTTTTAAAGTTATCTGTAACCACGGGTACAGTTTGAAATACTCAATGGAAAACTGTTTGCATAAGGCAATTAATTTTGCTTCACTCCACATATGAGCGTCAACAAAACCTAATGCTGTCGCTGCGCCAATCACTGATTTTTTACCCATTGTTATATATAGCGTGCGAGGGTGCATTAAATAATTAAGCCCGTAAACAATACGTTTTGTTAATTGTCTAATACCATACACTGGATGACCTACCCAATCTTCGCCATTTATATGGCCTTGATAAACTTCTTCATAAGACCGTTTGAAAAAATGCGCCGCATGATAGCAATGTGTATCTTTGTCACCGATCATTAACGCCATGTAAGTTGGGTCTTCGGAATTAAAGGCTGTAAAATATGCATCTGACTGCGCGTAGTCGATATCAAATAATAAATAACCCGGATCTGGCACCAACATTACGCGGGAATCTTTGGGTAGATTTTGCGCGTTTGTGCCTAGCCAAAAAGTCCCGGCTTTGCTTGCTAAGCGCCCGGTTTCTGTTCCGGCAGCCGATATTTGATATACAAATCGACCTTCTAAACACAACTTTTTTCTATCTCCATACTTGCTAATATTATTAGCAGGCTTTTTCACTTGCCATATAGTCTCTATAAGTTTTTCTGCTACAGGGTGTTGTGTTTGAAGAAGTTTTAAATATTGTTCATTCGTTGTTCGAGAAGGCGCGCGAGGTATTGGGGACAAACGTAAAATGTCGTACAGTAAAACTGCTACTTGTTTAGGGGAATTAGGATTGAAATCATGCCCGCACATTATAGCTAAATCTTTTCTTGCTGTTCTGGACTCTTTATCCCAAATAGCTACCAGCTTATTTTGCGCTGTGGTATCTAAATTTATTCCCCGTAAAGTCATTAACAACATGCTGCCCGATTGCAAGCCAAGTTCTGTATTATAATTATCCAGCGCCCACTTTAATTTTTCTTGTGTTATAATCCGTACTAACTCTATAGCTGCAAGTGTCATATAGTATGTGTCAAGGGCGTTGTATCGCCAGTAATCTTCATACCCTTCAGTCGTTGAGGGTAATTTTGTTTTGTCTTTGTCATCCTTCGCGTCTTCAACACCCTCATCTTTCCAATAGCGGTAATGGTCAACAAATAAAGAAACAATAAAGTCTAAGCGTTTAGGTGCCTCTGTCCATATGGAATGAAATAAATGCATTGTATCTACAACGTAGTTACGCACAGGTATCTGGTACTTGACCATATGTGAATTATCATACAAGCCGTTCTGCCAAAGTTTAGGCGTGGGATTGTTGTTTATCCGTTTAATGCATGACCAAACTTGTTTTTCTTGTTCTGCACACCAAAAAGCACTTTGTCGTTCTGCTGTGTATATGAAAGGGACTACGTAAGTAGTTAATTGCTTACCTTTGAGGACAGTATAAGCTATGGAACTTATATAGGTGCTAGACGTCTCAATGTCCATACCTAACATATCCGCATTTGCGGCTTCTTGCTCTAAGTGCTCAACATGGCATAGTTCTCTGCAAACAGAATAAGTGAATTGTGGTTCTTGTTTTTGCTTTCTATCAAACCATCTCTTAGCTTTCACCCAATCCATTAAAGCTACCCAACCTGCCCATGTCATGTATTTAACTTTTTTCAGGTCATCTACTATAATGCAAGGAATACCTCGGTACATAATGACAGAACCTCTACAGCAAGGTAAAGAGGTGTACTTTTTTGTTATAAACCCTAGCGTCGCTTTATCATTTACAATAATTATTTTTGGTTTATGACTGTCTATAAAATCAATGAATTCTTGCTCTTTATTAGGATCGTAAGTGTATTGTGTTTTACCTTTTTTTACTAACCAGCCTACCTTAGCGGTAGTAACAGTAACTTGGAATATAGAGAATCCCGCTTTTACACTAGCTGCGCGTGCCATTTTAAGATATGGCGGGGGGCTGCTTGCGGGAGCTATAAATAATGCAGTCATACTTTTCCACCTCAAAAATGAAGGAGGCCGAAGCCTCCCTCTTTTGCTTACAGCTTATGGAGAATTAAACTCCGCCAACAGTCTCGAAGCCCTCAAGATTGATATAAGGCTTTTTCGGATCTTTTTGATTTTTGGTGTGAACAATAGATGCTTTAAACTGTTTGCCGTTATTCAACTCTCGCAGTTCTTTATACACTTGCGTGCTTTCCAACCCTGCAATCCGTAAAGTATAACGCATACGCCCCATACCGTCACGGATTTTCTCTTCTGTGTTACCGAACCAGAACATATGCCCGTGTTCCTTACCTATTAAGGTTGAAGCATCAATCGTTTTATCGACAATATCGACAACATGTGCGCATGTTACTACCATACGGCACGCGGCTTTTTTATCGCCTTCCTGGCCAGCGATAACATTTTCGCTTTTAGTAACTTCCCAGACATAGTCACCTTCTGGGAAACGGAACGGGCCTTCAATTTCAGCGATATCTGAAAGTACAATACTATCAATACTCTCAAACATATCTTCGGCTGAAAATTCTAGTGACCGACCATCAGCGCCTGTATAAATTATAGTGTCAGACATTTATTATCCTCTTTTGGTTTATGATTATAAAATACTCATTGTTTTGCCAGTAGACTGCTTTATCACATTACTGGGACTGGCAGCCACAGACTGTGAATCTTTTATACCTTGTGTATCTTGTGTGTTTTTAACTACTTTAATAGGTTCAAGTGTTGTATCAATGGTAATAAGTGCAGGCATCCTTGCTTTTTTCGCTAAGGCCGCAAAAGTAAGTTCTTCCCATTTATAAGATCCCGGCGCTATTGACCGACAACCGCCCGGCTGATTATTGCCCTTTGCGGTGCTAATAAAAAAGTTATTATTGTTTTGTGAAAAATATAAAATGTCTGTAAAATCCGCGCCTAATGTTTTTCCATGTGGGTTGGAAGTAGATTTTATTATAGTTTTAGCCCATTCCAGTTCCTGTACTTTTTTACCGTTAGTTACAACAGTTTTATACTTCTCATATACTGTTTCATGCCCGATAACAATCACATTAGTATATTGAGAAACACTTTTAAGCTGGGATAACATCCAATTAGCCATCATAGATGCATAGCCATAGCAAGGGCGTTCATGCTTTTTTGCATCTGCCATGTCTACTTTATTTTCATTATACCAATGTTTTATTAATGAAACTGCGACGGCTGTCCAAGAATCTAATACCACTACCCATGACTTATCTAAGGCCGTGGGTTTTATTTGCCATAATTCTTCTGGCTTGTTTCTGCCTAAAGAAGGTAAAGCTAGTCTTCGCGTGGAAGGGTCCCAATTGAACGGAACGCCTTTTAAAAATAAGGTTGTAAAAATGGCGGCTGTGGCATCAATCCCATCGCTAATTGGCAGTATATGAATACGCTTTTGTGCTTCTGGTTGTATTTGTGCCGTTATTTGATAGCCGTCATCAGTGTCTAGTAGCAGCACGTTATAACCAGCTTCGGCAGCTTTGCACGCCCACCAAGTTTTTTTTGTTTTTTCTTCACCATAAAGCATTAAGCGCAAAGAGTGGTTATGTATATCGGCAGCTGTAGGCATATGTAAAATCCTTAATTTAGTGGAGTTAAAAAGCAAGACAATTAAGATATTAAGATAATTAACTTGTCGTTTCGCCTGTCTCCACCGTGGGGGAGTTTTGGCAGGTTTAGTAATTCACATTGCTTATCGATTTGCGGCCAGCAGTTATTCATTTTTTCAGTATCCACATTATACATATGCGCAATTGAAGTAAATATTTGTCGGTAGTTAATTTCCATTGGCATGTCTTGGCTTTCCAGACGAAAATCATTTTCTGCCTGCCGCATAGCTTTATTTGCGCACAAATAATAATACCACAAAGCGTGAACTTCTATTTCCGGGGTTAAATACCCGTTAGGTACAATATATTGATAAAAGATCGGTGGGGATAAAGTTATTGACTGTGCCATAATTAAAATCCTAGATCTAATTCTATAATTAATGCGGGATCATGCCGCATAGCAGGTTTAGGGTTAGCGGGCTTGTTATCTATTAACCACTGATCGATAATAGACTCGTTTCGTGATTGACACATATCAAAATACTGGCATGTACGCCCCCAAGAAAAACATGCTTTTGATTTTCGAGGGAACCACTGATTCTGATAGTAAAATTTCACATCTTGCAAATGTTTAGCTAGTTGTTTACCCCAATCTATTATTAATTCTTTGGTTTTCATCATAGGTATAGTTTGCACAACAGGCGCTAGTACGTCAGTGTAACAAAAAAGATAATTAACTTGTATGGAATTTGTTACTTTTCCTGTGAGGTGTTGCAATACTAAAGCATAAGGTACACATTGATCGTCAAAAGCGAATTCTACCTCTGGTTGAGCGTTAGTGCGCCTATGTGTTTTCACATCATATACTAAAAACTCACCTGTTAACTTGTTTTGTAATACAAGATCAATGTATCCTATATAAGTTACTGGAACAGCTTCTTGATCTGATAGAGAAAAATTTTTTATTTTGAGCAGAAAACATAATTCTATTCCGGGAATTGTACCGTGCTTAGCAGTATCAAAATGCGCCACTGCCAATGTTTCAGTATCAAGTTTTTGTATTACCAGTTGTAAAGTAGAATAGGCCGCGTAAAGAGATCGACCACTCATTGCCGTTTCATTGTAATGATATGGATACTCTTTCATAAGTGTGAAAATAGCTTCCTGCTTATTTTGGTTTTTATAATAAACTTGTATTGCTTTATGCAAAGCCTTTCCTACATCAGAGGCATGAGATTCTTGATACAAAAACGCTGTTTGGTGAAACTTGCGAAATTCTAATCGCCGGGGGCAAGCGTCTAGTATATTAATACTGGAATTGGATAATTGTAAAGATTTAATGCTCATATTATAAACCAATATCAGACATTAAGTCAGCAATCTCACTATCTCTGGCAGTGATTTTAGTTTTAGTTTTCTTCTTCGCGGCCTTTTTAAAAGCAATTATTTCATAAGCTTTTTGGCAAGAAGTTACTAGCAAGCCAATATCTTCTGGGAGTAAAAATTTTGTAGTCTCTTTGTGCGACTTGATATATTCCATTACGTAAAGCACATTATCAGCTAATTCAGGGGTATCAAAACTAGCAATTAATGTTTGCAATTGGGCGCGAAAAGCAGTTTGTTCTTCTGGGAATTCTGCAGGTTGATCTGGATAGTTATATATGCTTGTAGGCGAAGGCTCTGGCATTACAGGCGCAGCGGGTTTTGTTTTGTCAGCTTTAAAAAAAGTGTTTAGCTTTGTTAAATCTAATGATTTGTCAGTATTTGTTTTTTTTGTTTCCGGAATTGCCTTTTCCATTTGTTCTGCTTGCTTTGCAGTTTCTTCTGTTTTTGTCTCTATATGTGCGGGTGGGCGTTTTTTAAGCCCTGCTAAAATATCTATCATTAACTTATATCCTTAAGCTGGTCGTTAATATCTTTATATCCATGACTAATTTTATCCTTATCTCTATCAATATCCACCCCTAGGCCTGCGAGTATTTCAGTATCCAATCCACAATCATCTATAACAGCCTGTTTTTCTTTTTTAGGGTGTTTTTTAAGCACTACAACCCAAGTGTCGTTGATATCTTTTGTAGATGGCTGGGCGTCAATTAAGCGTGTTTTAAAATCGTCACACTTCCCATATTTAATCAGTGCCTTTCTACGAAAGCGTGAAAGCTCTGTTCGCATAGATTGTACATAGTTGGCGACTAAGTCTCTTATTTCCTCTTCATCAAGATTACGACGGTTTAATGGATCGTGTAAGTACGGAAGAAAAGCGAAGGCATAGGTAAGTGTCTGCTTTCCTGCGCCAGCTTTAATATACAATTCTACTTGACGTTTGGCTTTTATAGGACTATCTGCTTGTTCGGTATATATAGATAGTTCAGAAGTATAAGTGGAAGTTGGTACGGCTTTGTGCGTACCTTTCGTTTTTAATTCTTTATCGTGTTTAATTATATCAAACAGCATATGCCCGCCTCTTATTTATAACAAAAAACTAACAGGGCGCTAAGTATAGCATATCTGTTAGTTTTTGTCAAGTATTATTTTACTGTTTATGCTAGGCGTAAAAACACTGGTTGCCTAGGCTTACATTTTACCCCACAACCCATGCTTTTATAAGTGATACGCTTGTGGTATATTTGCGCCTTATTTTCCCAAAAGGATGATTTTTCTTTATCTGTAAGCCCACTGCTGATATTAAAAACAATCCCACTTTTTAGGTCTCTAACAATTAGCGACCCCAGTGTGTTTGTAGGAATAATATTAGAGCTACGCCTGCTTCGTGTAGTTAGCCCTCGATTATCAATAACGGCTTCATTGTTATTTGTGGTGCCTTCTATAAACCCGACAATAATAGCTTCCGAATATGTGTGTTCTTTATATTTCACGGCTAGTTGTTCTTTGTCCGTACTACGCCCATATTTATATAAACCTTTTGGATCTTTTAGCACTAAGCCTTCATAGCCGCTTTGTGTCCACACTTGTATCCATTGCTCTATATCCGCAAGCGAGTTGATAGGTTGTTGGTGTGTGAAAGAATGAAAAGTCGATGGGGGTTGCGTCAATAACTTATAGTAGCGATCTATAAATTGCATAGTCGGTTGATTCCAATAATCAAATACTTTATAATGTATACCGGTGATAGCTTTGTTTTTAGACATTAAGCAAGAAACTGTCCGGTTAAATACATCAGGTGCCCATGGATTGCCTATATATAACTCACCGTCAAAACCTTCTAAAGCTGGTGAACATAATCGTTGCAAGCGTTCATTGGGCAGGGGTTTCATAGATTTGCTACGAAATATGCCATTTTTGACGATTGCCCGAATGCCGTCAATTTTCGGGCTGGCTAATTTTGGTAGCGCTATAGTGGCTTCATTATAATTGCTGTAGCTCATAGGTCTGATTTTTTGGTTTTTGAAGAATGTTGACATTTTTAATAACTCCCTTTTATACCTTGTGTGCAATTACGTCTATAGGCGTCACAACACTTATACAAAGTTTAGAGTCTTTATCCATTTGCTGTAAATAAGGGCACTGGCGCGCTTCTATTGTTTTAATATTACAGCAATACTTTGCACTTTCTGTGGTTTCTGTGGTTTCTGTGGTTTCTGTGGTCATAGTTAATATTCCCATTTGTCTGACTTATAAATCATAGGCTTTTCTTCGTTGCCTTTTTGTAATTGGATAAAATGTTTCGCTTTCTCTTCTAGCGTATTACCTTTTATTAACTGCCTTCTAAGTGCGGACTTAATCCCATAATCCGTACATAATAATATTACGCGCTCTTTAGCTCGTGTAACAGCAGTATATAACCATTCCCGCGATAAGAAACCAGCAGCAGTGTTATGACATACAATCACCACCGTGTTATATTCCGATCCTTGCGCTTTGTGGCAGGTGAACCCGTATGCTGTTTGTAGAGAGGAAAATTCACCGGAAGTACAAAATGTTACAGGGGTAGTTTCTTCTTGAAATTTTACTTCCACTATGTGACTTGCTTGCCGCTCGCTTTTCTCTTTTTCATCGTCCGCATCAACGATATCAGTGGTAAAAATGTTGCCGCTATCGGGTGTAAATCCATTTAATGCCGCCATAAAATCGGCCTGCTTGGCTTTTGTGGCGTGTCCGGCATTATATGTTATTGTTGCCTTGTATTGTGGATTGATAGTAATGCTGGTGATAACACCGGTCATTCCGTTTGTCAATCCTAGATCGGTTATATTCTTTGTAAGCATGACTTTATCGCCTACGCCGAAAATCTTAGTCCCTTTAGCTGTTTGAATAACGATTCGTGGATTCTCATATTCGGTTTCACTCCCTGCCTTTAATCGGGGGGAATTAAAATATTTAACCAGTTTATCATTTAAGGGTATCTGACCTAAATCTCCCTCGTTTGTGGGTACAATTAAGGCGTCATTGAACTTATCAAATGATCCTTGTTTATCCAAGTGTTGAATAGTAGCAACAACCTCGTTTGCGGCTATTTGACTTAATTCGTTGATTTTAATCATTACAAAATGCTTTTTGCAAGGGGCTAATTTTTGACCTCGCAAAATCCTAGCAGCATTAGCGATAATTGGGTTATCCAGTGCTGTACGGTGTAAGGTTGATAATTCAGCGGTTGGCCATTGTTGCATCGCAAAGCCTAAAATAGACTTTCCGTGAACTGGCGGCAACTGGTTGATGTCACCAAATATGAAGATTCGCGTTCTTTTTGGTAGAGCCTCAATGAGGCGGTTGAATAAATAAATCGGTACAGTACCCCCTTCGTCCATAACGACAATATCGTATGATAGTTTATTATACTGTGTATATGTTGGGGCAAACATCCGCTTGCCTGTTTCAGGATTAATTTCGGGCGCATACCCTAACGTTGCATGTATTGTACGGGTGTCTGCATGGTATTTAACATCCAGCCTACGTTTCATTGGTGTCAAAGCCTTGCCCATGAATGCAACAAACGCTATTGATATGTATTGATTTTGGCTGCCTTTAGCATTCTGCGCGTTAGCATATAAGCGCTCAATTTCACGAATTAAGAATATCTGTACCGTTGTTTTACCTGTACCGGCTTTACCGATCACGCAACCATATTTTTGGTGCGATAATAAATTAACCGCTTTAAGTTGCGAATCATCGAGCATATCATAATCTACTTGATTTTTTAGTTCTTCAAGCGTGCAAATAAATGTTTCTGTTTCTGGTGCTTTGTTGACGGATGTATTTTGTATCCGTTCAAATAATTTCGCCGCCTGTTTGCCTTTGCGTTGTGTTAACCCTGTACCGTATAAGGCATCGCGTTTTGCGCTGCCGGTTTTGGTTTTGGCTTTTATATTATTAAACAGTGCCATTATATAATATCTCCCATCCTTAACGTTTCAAATTGTAAATTATTATCATCAATTTCATCCAGAGATAAAAACTCTGGCGTAAAATTATCCAATTCATTTAGCAGTGTGCTTTCAGTTGTTTGCTTTTGCTCATTGATTTGTTTAATTAACTCTAACCTGTCCTGTTCTGCCGGTTTCGTGGGGGCGACGGGTATCGGTGTGCTAAACAGTGTAAATCTGCCTTTGCTTTGTTTGACAGCCTGACCAGATTTGTCCAACCCACCTAGTATGCTCGTCCTTTGCTGCCCTTTTGGTATGTTTGGTACGTTTGGTACATTAGCAAAAATCTCATTTAAATCTAAATATAACGTATCTAACTCCGTTTGTTTTCTTAGCTTCTTCTGTTTAATCCACCGAGATTCAGCTTTCTGTTTTACCGCGATCTCTTTTAGTGCCGCTGCCGATATCAATTTAACTGTTTTATTTTTATTGCGCGCCAATGATTTATTATTGATATGATTAGTGATGATTTTAGTTATACTTTTTTTTAGGATTTCCACATATAATCGCATTTGACTATCAGACTGTGCCACATTATCCAGCGTAAAAAACATACTAACCAAACTATCATATTTACTAACAAATCTATTAAATGTTGGCCAGCCCATTGATCCGCTTGTGAGTGACAAATATCTCCGCGCTAATTCATTGGCCTCTGCCAACAAAAAATCATCAATCCTAGACAATTGAAAATGCATCTTAGCTTTCAAACGTAACAAATCCATTTGCCCAGCATGACTATTATCTGTCCATTTTTGTTCACTAATCTCAAAAAACGTATATACAAAATACCCTTTTGGATCGTGCCTATACAATCGCTGCAATGCTACAAAATCTGTTCGCAACCATGCCGGACTGATAACCGTCAACTGTGCATACTCTAACAACATCACCTGCGCATCAATATCATTATATACACTAGCCAATTGATTTAATTCTGCCTCTGTGCGATACCCCAAAAATCTCCCACTTTTATTACAGATCAACCTACTTAAACTCTCTAACCGATCATCAGACAATTGATCCGCCAGCGCAATAACCGACAACCGTTCTTCGTTGCACCGTGTAAAATGCTTACGTAGTTGTCCGTCCGTGATATTGACTACCTTATCAATAATCTTACGTTCGTTCCGTTTTAATGGCCATGCTGACTTCATTTTAAACTCTCCTCTTCATCCTTTTGGATTTTGGCCAGCGTCCGCCAGCTACGGTTTTCCGCGAACAAATTAACAATAGGCTTACTCTCCGCTGGGCGCTTAAACGGTATAGTATATTCCCAGTACTCACTACCATCATATTCTGAGCGCCACATTTTATGACCCGTGCTGAAAACAATTATCAAATCCTTAGCAACTACCAGCGTGCCGTAATTGCTAGCATACTCTTTATTCGCCAATACTTTAAATTGTTCCCACGTACAGGAATGCCCGCTACGTTCGGAGCCGATGAATATGATGTCCTTAATAGAATGCTCACCATTTGTCATAGCTCGTTTAGTCTCTTCAAGCAAGTTCGGCATAATTATTTTTCCTCTTTTTAATTAAATTACTGTTTAACTATTTAATATATATATGTAGTGTAGCACAGTAGGTACTAAATTACAAGCTCTTTAACACAATATAGCAGGATATGAGACAGAATAACACAATATATGTATTCATGTCAATAACAATAACAATTTCATGACACTAACATTAAATCATAACCTTTGCACTAAAATAGTGCATAATTACCTAACAGTGCACTAAAATGAACCAAAATAGCACAGCTTAATTACTAATTAAATCAAGCACTTACAATACATGCACCAAAATAGTGCAAAAATGCCTAACATTGCACCATAACAGTGCAATAACATAACAAAATCGCGACCCCCCTCTATAATTTTAAAATCGTAATTACAGGATCCACAACCCTAATACGCCGGTTTACTAACTGTAAAGTGATCGGCCAATTACGATTATTTATTTGCGCATTACGATTCTGCAATGAGGGGGGGGGTTGCTAAAACTGTTAAGTTTTTACCTTAACACTAACAAAATCAGGCACTTACATTTTTTACGTGTTAGAAAATACTAGCTTTTTTAATAATAGCATATAAATCAATAACTTAAAGACCTAACATGTTAGTTAGTCCTAAAAAATAACTAACACCCCTAACGTGCATCTGTTATGTTATGCTATGTTAGTTCCATTGGCATTTTATTCCAATATATACATACGCCCACACCCTCACCGCACACAAAATAATATTTGACACAAGCGCGCCGATTGAGTATAATAGCGACTCAACCAACCAATTATGAGGGTAACAAAATGACCGCAACCGGAACCATCGAAACCGCCGTAACCGATCCATCGCCACTTCAAAATATCAAGCGTACAATTATCGCTGCGGACAAAGTGGCCGCTGAGGCCGAAGCTATTGCCGGGATTGCCGAATTGTGTAATGATGAAGGCGTCCCATTCACTGCATCATTTCCTGCTGGCCAATTTCCTGCTGACCACAATTTGGCAATATATCCTATACGCCAAAAAGCTGACATTGGCAAAGGCTCGTCGGTAGTTGAGATTATCGCGCTCGCGCTGCCAACATTAGATAACTTGCTCAACCACGCAACACTAGGCAAACAGGCTCGCGGATTTGTTGAGGATTGCGTTAATGCTGTATTGCTGCGCAAAGGTGTAGCAGCCAGCCAAAAAGATGATGCAATCCTGCCACAAACAGTCGCGGATTTTATCATCACCAAGCGTGGCGGCGGTGGCATAATGGCCGGATTTAACGATATCGCTGGCTATTTTGTCAAATTTTTAAAAGGTCGTAATTTCCCCGATACGTTCGATAAAAATATGCTTCGTCAATGCCTATCAAATGCAGCCGCTGCCGATCAATGGTTCGGCCATTTTGTAACTCAGGATACATGGCGCGCTATTCTAGGCAAAATGGCTGAGTTCGCCGAAGCTAAAGGCCTGCCCACTGATATATACCATGAGTGGGCAGCACAACGGGACGAAGCAGAATTTGTTATAGATACCATCAATCTGGATAGCGCACTGGGCGCACTGGCTCCACCAGCCCAGACAGTTCCATCGGCGCAACAATAAACGATAACACAACCCCCCCTCTCAATAGAGGGGATTTTAATTTGCGCATTTGCATTTTGTAACAATCAACAATCAACACTAGGCAAATGCGCAAATTAAAATAAAGCAAAATAAATCAAAATAATTATTGACAATTGTACAGCCGCGTGTAATAATAACCCCTCAATCAATTAATAAATTAATCAACATTTTAAGGGGGTTGCAGCATGTCAAAACACATTACGCCAAAACAGGCAGGCGAACATATCACGGATCAAGAGATCCAACTGATACTAACATTACCCGCAATCACCGCTAGTATGGAGTTAGTTAACAATTACGGCGTAACGGTATCAACACACCCAACGCTGCCCGGTGTGCTAACATACACATTACCACGACACACATTTCACTGGTATCGTGCTGACAGGTATTTAACCCTAGATAATGAGCAGGTGGCATAATATGGACACCAAAATAATCGTATCTGACGGCCAGAATTTCCACGATTTTAGCGCCCGCCAAAAGGCTCTCGTGACAAAAACGTTTGAATTTTGCCCATGGGCTAGCCATTCATTTATTTTTGGCCATTTTCTGCCTGACGGTTTATGCCCGGTTCAAAGCGTTGGGAGTTAATTTCGGGCATTGCTGATGATCGAGCGGTCTGGCGGAACAGCAACACTAAGCACGAGATTGTTATTGTCGATTCCGGCTACACAAAAGCTGCGCAGACGTGTGATTTTACAGGGGGGGGGCTATACCCCCCATTTTTTATTTGGCCGTCTGTGTATAAATAGTCGCGCACAAAATTTTTTGTAAAAAAATTTCACCTAAGGAATATTAATGGCTATCTTACATGACATCACCACTGTAATATTTGGATTTACTTGTATTGTGATATTAACTACTGTTGTAGGATGGGTGTTTGGTGGCTAGTCTACTGGCGCAACTGAGTGAAGAACAGAAAGAGCTTGCACAGCGTAAGGTTGCAGAATTTACAGTGCAAGGTCTGCCGGACGTCCAAATTGCTTCGGTCATTGGTGTACCGGAAGAGCTGGTGGCGGAAATTAAATTGCAGGCAGCATATATCACAATAGAAGCGCGTTTAAAAACAGAGGCACTAACCAAGACGGCGAATATCAGTGCTGCATGGGATACGGCAGAGGCGCGAGCTTTGGAAGTTGTCAATAAATATTTGCAGGTCAATAGTGATCCCGATTATGCTATTAAGGTGGCAGGAATGGCCAACAGGGCGGTGCGCAGAAGTACGGGGGAAACTGTCAATGCTACAACCGCCGGGGACAAAGCAATAACTATTAACTTGCAAACTACTTATATTGAAAACTTACAAAATAATGCGAACCTTGAAATTGGCAAGGAAAAGCAGAAAGAGCCCCAGCATGTAATGAATATGATGAACCCGCGAGAAGCTGAGGAGTTATTATTCTCACCTGCTGAAGAGGATGCGCGGGCAGTTCATTTGCTAGGCCGTAAACCAGATGGGTGAAGCGCAGGTAGCGGTTAATTTAGCCGAAGTAAAAACTCGACTTCGCGAGGATAAAGAGTTTTTCATACAGTTCTACTTAGGTCATGAAATCCATCTGCCTGTTCCGCAATTTCATGTTGATGTGTTGAGCGCGATGGTCAATCCAGAAGTGTTAAAATTTGCTTGTGCAATACCGCGAGACCATGCAAAAACTACGCTGGCAAAACTAGCAGCGGTTGATTCCATAGTATTTACAGACAATAAATTTACGCTGTATCTATCAAACACCCTACCCATAGCGAAACCAGCAACACAAGATATTATTAACTTTTTACTTACACCTAATTCCATAGCGGTTTTCGGGGAACCTAAATTCATTATTGATCGCCCTAACGAGGGGTATTTTGTATTTGAGCTGGGCGGGAGAGTCAAGATATTGAAGGCTTTTGGTGCGGGGCAGCAAGTGCGCGGATTGAATGTATTGCACGCACGCCCAGATCTAGTAGTTGTGGATGATCTGGAAGACACGGATAACATCGCCACGCCGGAACTGTTTAAAAAGTTAAAACGATGGTTTTACGGGAATTTATTAAAAGCCACCAATAAATTTAATAAGAAAATAATATGGCTTGGAAATTTAATTGAGAAAGAATCGATGCTTTATGAGCATTGCCATAGCCAGTTTTGGCATTCTAGACTATATGGGGCAATTTTAAATACAGGCGAGCCTTTATGGCCGGATGCGTGGTCGCTGGAAGCATTGCAGGCTGACTATCAAGAATACGCGGAAACGGGGATGGCAGACGTATGGTTTGCAGAGATGATGAATATTCCTATGGGCGGCAAATCATCTTTAATTCAAGCCGGTGAAATACAGTATGTAGCTCCTATTGCTCCTGGCGACGCGACACATGGGTTTATTACTGTCGATTTAGCAATCTCGGAAGAGAAATGGGCGCATAAAACCACTATTACTGTACACATGTTAATAGAAGAAACTGCCACATCTGATGTATATTGGCAAATAGTGTGGGAGAATGCATATTTAGGAATAGACACGATTAAATTATTTTGGGAGTTAGTAGAGGTTGCGGAAACTTGGCAAATCAATGTCATTGGGATAGAAGACGCCGCATATCAAAAATCTTTACAGTCAGTCTACCCGCATCTTTGTTTATTGCACAATGTACAGGGATTGATATTTAGGCCTGTGCCCGCGTCGAAACGTTTAATATTAAGGCTGTCTGCATTTGCTGGATATCTAAAACGCGGGTATTACAAATTAACAGAAGGGGATTTTAGGATAACTAAACAACTACTGTCTTTCGATCCTCAAAAGAAACATAATGAAGATGACAGTATTGATGGTGCCGCTCAAGGTGTGTATATGATAGATGCGTATATAACAGAGATAATGGCAAACAAAGAACGGCTAAATTCTACATCTTTAGCCACAACTATAGCAGAATTTGCAGAGGTCTAATATGGCGCGTAGTAAGAACACTTCCGTACAAATAAGCGAAACGCTAATTATCACAACCAAACAGCACGAGCGGTTGTTGAAATATTTAAAATCTAGATTGGAAGTTGGCAAAAATCACCGGGACGCACGTGTGGAACGGTATCGCTCAATCGATAAACAAATTGCTGGGTATTTGCGGCTGAGTAAAGAAGACAGAAAACGAGAAGCCGAATCATCTGCGGGTTTTTCTGTAAAACCTCACGATGTTAGTTTGCCCCTAGCTATGGTACAACTGGATGAGGCGTTAACATTTTTAATGACTGCTCTTGCCCCAGACGATGGGATGTATAAAGCGTTTGCGGCGAAGGAGTATCAAGACGCTGCGAAGGCGTTTGCTGCTGTGATGAATGAACATGCGGAAATGTACGACCATTATACGAATGTGGCCATGTGCATTTTTGACCAGCTTAAATATAACGAAGGCGGTTTACGCACCCAATGGATGGCAGAAAATGTCCCTTTCGTTGGTACAGTAACTGGCACGCAAGAAGCTCTCATAGAAGAAAATCCGCTAGATTCCGTAGAGGGAAATCAGCTACTTGCACTGGATATGTACAATACTCTATATGACCCCAGTGTCCCGCTAAATAGATTAGCAAAAGAGGGGGAATTTGTGGCGTGGGTAGATAAGCCGTTACCTTATAGAGTAGACAAAATGGCAGGTGCGGGAATAATTCATGGGGTGGGGCGGTTTTTATCCTATGATGCCGAAACAGGCTATACTATAAGTGGCAAAGGTGGATATTACGAAACTAGGCCAGTAATTAATAGTTTAACAGCCGCAGGCAAGGCTGACAGTAGAGGTATGGACTGGGCAGCGATATTAACGCAAGCATCTGGCACACGAATAGCTGGCGGACCTGAGTTAGTAACTATTGTTTGTTGGATCAAGTCCGGGGCGTTTGGTTTATCACCTAAAAAGAATACTGCTTTTGAGTTATGGCAATTCACCATTGCACAATGTGAATACATAGTATCTGCTACGTTACTGACAAATGTTCACCAACAATTGCCCGTATCTATAGGTAGGATATGGACAGACGGTTTCGAGTATCAAACTAAGTCTTATAGTGAAATGCTTTTACCATTCCAGCGATTTTCCAGCTTCCAACTCAACGTCCACACACGTGCACAAAGAAAGAAATTATATGGGTTGACCGTTTTTGATAAACGCGTTTTTCCTGATTTGGATACAGAAGCGGTTAATGGTGGGATGTATGGAACTGATGGAACAACGACAATAAAAAACATCCGTGACCATATTACACAATTTAACGAGGCTCCGGATACTTCAAGTGCGCTAACTGATATTCAAGTAATGTCAGATATCATGCAAAATATTCTACCTACACAATTAGACCGGCAAGTGGCAGGGCTGGAACGTGCCACGCAATATCAAGCCGCAGCTGTAGTGCAGGCGTCAAATAAGAGAAATTTAAAGATCGCACGTACAATTAATGCCCAAACTTTAAATACTGTGCGCCATCAAATGTATTGGAATGTTCTAAGCTACCAGAAAGCTATCACGTTGTTTGATACTCAAGGGAAGCCAATCGAAGTCAATCCCAAAGAGATACGTTCTTCCAAGGTGAAATTCGCACTTGCGGATATGCTTTCAGGTGTAGACAAACTGGCAATACTTATGAATCTTAAAGACATTCTTCCGAGTATTATACAGTCGCAAGCGGCACTGCAACGGATAGACATTGTAGGACTTTTGAATTATTATACTTCACTAAGCGGGGATGTTACTGATCTAACTGCCTTCGAGTTTAAACATCCTTTGGATGCCTTACCGCAAGAGCAGAAAGATGTTGCTATGCAATTATTACAGACGGCTATGGCAGAGCAGAACAATGCTGGCGGCGTATAAACAGCTAGACGCGCTCACTCAGCAGCATATTTTATTATCTACACCTACTGCCGCGTATATTTTATTAGCCGAAAAAGAGCGTCAACGGCTATGTGAAGAATTACAGGCATTACACCGCCTGTCTGATGCTGAGCTAATTGCTAGTTACCGCAATCTTACTGCACGTATAGAAACTGTGGATGGCTTAATTAGTTTTTACACTTATTTAACAACCAAGTTGGAGGAAATACACAATGTTTAAATTACTTGAAAAGCTGGAAGAAGAGTCTACAGGCGGGGAGCCCGCGCCTACGGGTGCGGAGGAAGTAAAACCTAACACCGAAACTAACGTTGACCCTTATGCTACAATGTGGCAACCGCCGAAAGAGGAAGAGCCAAAGGAACAAGCAGCAGTTCAGGTTGTACAACAAGCGCCGCAGACGTATAATATCGATGCGCATATTGAAAGTTTAGGGCTTGCGCCACCAGTAAATACGGAATTATTCCAGTCCGCCTTGCAAGGTGACGCGGAAGCTATGCAGAATGTTCTACAGGCAAACAGTAACCAAATATATAAACAAATGCTTGGTGATGTCAACAAGTTGATTACCGCTAAGATTGCCGCAGCCGTAGATAGCGCGGGCGCTGCAACAGGGGCGCAAATTAACGACAAGCTGGCCATGAACGCTTTAGCCTCTGAAGTTCCGGCCTCACGAAATCCGGCTATCCAACCAATGGTGGAAGCAGCATTTAAACAATTTTTGCAAACTAAGTCAGTAAGCGAGGCAATTGCAGAAACTAAGAAATATTTAGCTTACGTTGGCACCACAATAGGGGACTCACAGACCGCCAATGTGGGTCAGCAAGGTGAATTGAACGACGGCTCTGTCACATCAGGGGCTAAAGAAGAAGACTGGCTCGAATTGTTAAAAGGGTGACAATGGGCACAACTAGGAGATTTAACTAATGGCTGTAAAAGGTGTATTTACTTCCGATGCGAATGTGAATTCTTCACGTAAAGGTGATTTTGCTAGTGGTGTGTTGTATGGCGCGCCTGCTGGTTCTGCGCCACTGCTTGCTTTATCGGCGGGGATGAAATCAGCAGATGCAATGGATACCGCAACTCACTGGTTCGAGCAGAATCATATCTCTGGCAGGGAAGAGATTATCAATAATGCAGGTGTTGGGGACACTATTGTAGTACGCGATGCGTCTGCTATCATTCCGGGTATTTTATACTGGGTGGAAACTACAGGAGAATATATATTCGTTCTTGCGGTTTCAGGAACGACATTAACGGTACAGCGTGCTTTCGGGGAAACTGTGGCGGCGAACATTGATGGTACAGGGACTGCTGTTGATATGCAGCGTATATCTTCTGCACATGAAGAGGGATCAAGTAAACCAGTTGCTTTAGCTTATATCGCAGAACCTAAATGGCAGTACCAGCAAATTTTTCGTAACACTTGGGATGTCACCAATACTACCGCCGCCGTTTCTTATCACACTGGCGATGTTGTAGCTTCTAATCGTGCGGATGCGGCAAATCTCCATGCAGAAGATCAAGAGCGCGCCTTTTGGTGGTCACGTATGGCTGTCGGTTCACAGAACGGTAAACCTTTCCGCACAATGGCTGGAATTGACAGTCGGATCGTTACTAATGTTCGTGCGCAAGGGGCAAATACGCAAGCGCAGCACTTGAATTCGTGGATGAAGGATATTCACCGTACGAATATTAAAGGGCAAGCTGATGAGCGTATTTACTTTGCTGGCAATACCGCTTTGGAAGTGATTAATAAACTTGCTGCTATTAATGGGACAACACAGCTACAGCCGGGCACTACTGAATACGGACTAAAAGTTATGAAGTGGCTCACACCTTTTGGGGATATGTCAATCATGACAGCGCCATTAATGAGTGAATCGCCTGTATGGACGAAGAGTTTATATGCTTTGCATCCAGCTGCTTTGCGCACACGTTATCTGCGACGTACTACTCATGAAGATAACGCGCAAGATAATGGCGTCGACGCCACTTCTGGTGTATTTACTACAGAATGTTCTATAGAGCTATTGAAAGAAAGTGTTTGTGGAAAATTCACTGGCATTGATACAGCCGCTGCTGATAGTTAACCGTTAGGAGAAATGACATGGCTTTAGTTTTTGTACCTGTAGGTGGGTACTCCAATATTACACAGGTGGTTTCGGCTGCTGCACAGACTGCGATACTAGCTGAAATTGATAAATTCGCAGGCGTGCTTCCTGATCCGGAGGCATCCCCTCCAACGCAAGGGGCAAGCCCAGATTATGATGCTATTCGTTCGGATGTGATTAAGAATATCCGCGTGGAGTTGGACGCCTTGAAAGCTGCTATTGATGCAGCACCTACAGTATGAGCAAAGTATACTTCGCAAGCAAAAATAGCCCTACGTTTAAAATCAGCTTGGGGTCTACGCTTGTGGAGTTTCTTGATGGCGGTTACGTGCTTGATCCTGAAGACAAGGAAGAGGCGGCGATACTTAAAGAGCTACGCAACGAATTAGCACGCAAACGTAGTTCTTTGCCTTTGCATATCTATGAGGTATCCTCTTTGCAGGCAGAAGCTATTGTACGCGAGCATCAAAAATCTCGACCGCGTACGGCTGTAAAAGGTTCACAGGATTCTGGGCAGCATAACAATCTGGCTAAGAACCTTGCGTTCAATGAAGCTCTTGGCCGTGCAGTCGCCAGCAAGGATAACAAAGGCATTATACCGAAAGATAGCATGCCTATTGTTGAAGCCGGTGCCGGAAGTAGACAGGTGTTGTAATGGCGAATTCCCGCACATTAACAACACTTGTTCAGGAAGCTGTACGCGAATCTAGGCGTATGGAAAGAGTAAGTGACTGTGTGCGTTTTGTGAGAGCTACTGTGCGGGAATGTCAAGCTTTACAATTGTTTGATGATGATTTAGTAGAAGAGCAACTCGCCGCAGACGCGGTGCCTTTTATTTGGACTCCATCTGCCACCATTAGGCATTTGGATTTTGTTAGGTACCACGCAGGCGCAGATTATGAATATCCTACATTCATAAAACCTAGCTTGCGACAGAGGGAAGCTGCTTTTTATTACTACAAGAGCGGAAAGAGTATTGTATTCGCAGGGGCATCGGTAGGGATGTTAATTGACGTATCTTATTATAGCACACTGCCTGCGCTTAATTACTACGACCCAAAACTTGGGCTAATAGAACCTGCGTCTTATGATTTAATGCTACGGGCGTGGACATATAGCACAGAGGGCTTGTCGGCAGAAGCACAGGAAGCTGCTAGAGATGCCGTAACAAACTGGCTTATTTTTGACTGGTATGATTTAATCATGGAAGGCGTACTGGCTAAATTGTATAAAGCCTCTGATGATGACCGCGCCCGTACGCATTATTCTCAATATAAAGCAGGGCAAGTTGAGTTGGTTGCGATGGCTTCAGGGATTAACTCATGAAGGCTATACTACAACCTGCTCTTTATATGAGTGAATTTGATCTTGCACAGAAGTTAGAGACAGAGCAAGCGTTGTACGAAAATTTTGAGCTTGCAAAGCGCGGCCTTGTAGGGAGCAGCGTAGTGAAGATACTGAGCGTTAGTAACTCAACAGAAAAAACTGTCCTTGCAGAAATTATACTTCTGCCGGAAAAGTCTTTTACCCTCTCTACAAGCTACAGATTCAAAATTGCAGGCACCTATTCAACGGCGGCCATAGGGGGCTTGTACACATTAGGTGTAGAACTTGGAGGGGTGTCTTTGGCTACTGTCAGTAAAAATACTTCCGGGAGCTTTATGGAGCCGTTTACGCTGGAAGGGAGCCTAAATATCTTGTCAGCGGGACTTAACGGTGAAGTTTTTGCTGATATTTGTTTATTAGACAACCTCGGTACGTCCTTAGCTAATACAAGTACACCTGCTGCCGTAGATCTTTCACAGCCTGTGACCTTTGCGCTCACACAGGAATGGGATGCTGCGCATGCTGACAATACGCTTAATGCACATTACGCAACATTAACGGTTTATGGGGATGGTAGCTAATGCGTGGGGAATTTGAAATTTTTGATGTGCGACCAGCAGGGACCCCTGTGGAAATTGGGGAGAAACCTCTTGTTGTTCCTAACTCGTTAGTAGCAGAAGGCGGTATTGCTTATTTGCGTATGATTTTTCAAGGCGATAATACTGTTATAGGGCTAGGGCAGAATTATTATCTAGGGGGGTGTGCGCAAACACCAGAAGCAAGTGATAGTTTATCTTCCATATCCACGGAACCTGCATTCATTAATGGCTATTCCAGACCTGCCTTAATAAGAAATTCTACAGGTTTTCCAGTTATTGACGTAGTTAATGGCGTAGCTAGGGCGCAATCAGCTTTAGCTACATTCACAGCAACAGGGGGTAATTTTACTTTGCCGATTAGCCGCTTATTTTTATGTTCAGTGGCTACAGGATATACAGGCACCTTATTTGCTTACACAGGGGCATTAGAGTCTGCGATAACTTTGGCTGCTGGTGATTCTTTACCTGTACGTTACAATCTTTACTGGGATTAGCAAATGGCGCATGTTGCTGCTCATGTAACAACTTTTAAGGGTTTGCAGCCCGGCATAGACCCGCGCCGAATTGTAAATCCTTACATTGTGGATGGGCGGAATTTTTACATTGGCATTGACGGTGCGATGTCTGGATTCGGGTATACGACATTAGGGGAAAAAAGCCTAGCCTCTCCTTTATTTGTGAAGTCTTTTAATGTAGGAGCGGACACGTTTTACTTTTCCGGCAACTATGTATATTCATTCGACAAAGCCAGCGGAACTTATGTACCAGTATTTTCTTTTATCGCAGATACAAGTATAGCCCCTTGGAGCCACGCACTTGTCGGCGGTATAAATTATTTTATTCGTAAAGGTGCAGCACTTATACGCTATGATGAAAGCCTATCTTCTTGGTCGCAAATATCTGGAGGTTCTATTCCTGCTGACGGAGTAGGTGTTGCCCGTTCACATGGAAGGCTTGTTATTGTTTCTCCTACATGGGTGTCATGGTCAGCAATAGATGATGGCGAAGATTTTGTGGCTAGTACAGTTACGGGGGCTGGCGCACAAAGCCTTGTAATTATAGGGCAGGGTGCAGGTATAGCAGTAAAAGAGACAACTGACGGGTTTTTAACTTACACAGAAAGCGGGATATTAAAGTCACAGCTAGTAAACACAATCAACCCTTATAGACATATTCCTGTTAGTGACACAAATCAGACAGTACAGACTGCTATAAGCCCTTTTGCTATTGTGGAAATGGCAAACAAAGAACAAGTAGTCTTAACTAAAACGGGATTTTATAAACTGAATGGCACGACAATAACACCGTGGCAGCCATTGTTTGGGGAATATTTTAGAACTGCCGTATTCCCTACTATAGATTTCAGTGTGGACGCCGTGCTTCAACTTACTTATATTCCAGAAAAGCAATGGTTTTTTGTTTCTTTTGCGGAAAATCAAGAGTCCGCCGTTTATACAAAAGCGTGGTGCCTTTATATACCTTCAGGGGAGTGGGGCAGTTTCGATGTAACACACACAGCTTTTGTGCATACCCCAGGAACTATTAGAGGGAGTGATAATTTCACGTGGGGGTTTTTAACATATACAGGTACACTCAATGAGTTTACAGAAGAGCCGTTCAACTTAGACACTCCAGAACTTGCGGGCAGCGCATTTATATTCAGTAGTGATGTCAGCTACCCGGCAGTATTGAGCAACGATGTATATGAATTTAGCACAGCTACTACAGCTTATGGGGAAGACACGAGTTTGTGCACACTAACAGGTGTTTGGGACAATTATGGGGTTATTTACGAAAGCCCTTTAAATGCGAAGTCGCCAACCGAGATATCTATGGTGACAAATGTTACAGGCACTTCGACAGTTGCACATATAGGACTTACTTATACACAGCAAAGTAAAACTGCCTTGGAAGCGTTTATACAAGTCGGGCCTTTTACTTCTAGGACGGAAAAAGACGCAGAACGCAGATTTTTGATTAATAATGTAACTATAGGAATGCAAGCAGAAGCCTTTGTTGTAACTTATGATGACTGGTTGCTAGACTATGATGAGGAAGTAGAACAAGATTGGCTCCTTGAAGGTACAGATGAAGATTGGACTGGGGCAGTCGGTGAAGTTGTTGATTATACGTTTACTGTCTTACCTACTATAGATGGCAAAACAAGTTATGCTTTAGATACACACCTGCCAGAAGAGACTTTTGCACAAGGTAAAACACGTAATTTTGCTTCTGGACATGAAGGTGTATATAACTATTTTTCTTTCTATGCCGATTTGCCAAATCAAGCATTTGCGTTAAAATTGATATCTTTAGATGGTATTTATACAGGTAAACTATGACTAAACGCGTACAAATACTTCGTTATACGGACGCCGCAACCTCTGCATTTGTTGGGCGCGTGGGCGAATTGTCAGTAAATTTGACTAACAAAAGCCTAGTTGTTCATGACGGCATAAACGCCGGAGGGCAAGAACAAGCAAGGGTTGATTTTGTTAATGTCGATGGTGTGCCAGCGTTGACGCAATTAAGTGCTGGTGTGGGTTCGATTGCAGGATTAACTGTGGGTGCTAATCGGCTTCTATATACTGAATCTTCTGATTCCTACACATCAACGAGCTTGACCTTGCTAGGACGTAATCTTTTAGCAGGAAATAATACAGCCGCTATGCGTGCAACGTTGGAAACTCCTGGGCTGGCTGTCTCGAATACGTTTCTTAATCAGCATAATGAATTTCGTGGTCGTATTGAAATGAACAATCACGGTGTTACTCCTGCAAGTTTTGTTCATCATGATGACAACGCGGATGTTGATAAAAAGCGTTGGGGCATTACAACTTCAGGAACGGCGAACGGAGACTTACATTTTCAAGCGCGCTCGGATGATGATATTACCCGTGTTGATTATATGGTATGTACTAGAGGTACGGGTGTGTCTGTATTTAGGGTTAATTTGCTTGCGGGGGAAGTACAGGCAAATGGTAGCAATATTGTTACAGAGGCTAGAAATAATAATTTTGCAGGGCAGCAAAGAATTACTAACACTGCGCCTACCTTGTTTTTACATGAGACAGGCGTAGCGGCAGATAGTGGGAAATATTATTTTCAGGTGGATAGCACTAACCTGACTTTGTTTTTGATGAATGACGCAGAAAATGCATCAACTCCAGTAATGCAGTTTGCTAGAACGGGTATAAATAGTGATGCAATTGATTTTACTGCGGATAATTTTCGGATTAATGGTGAGTCGGTTGCTACACAATCACCTGCCGTGCCCGGCTATGTCAAAGGCAAAGCGGTTTATGTATCAGCTACAGGGGACAACGGGTTAGGTATAAACATTGCTTCTAGCGCCGTTATGGATGCATGGGAGTCTTACGGCCCGACAGGTTCCGGCGCGAGTAACATCATGGCGGATCTAGACGTACTCCCGGCAGGAGCTACTTGGGTAGAGTTATCTATACGATTGCTTATCCGCCGGATTTCAGCTCCCGATACATTAGTGGCTGTTTACGCACGGCCTACAGGTAGTACGGCTAATGGGATACTCACTTCAGTGGTTCTTCATGAAGCGCAGACGGATGCTGGTGAGATAAATGTGTATTTTCTACATCGGTCTATAAAGGTTGCGCTCGATGCGCAAAACCGTTTTGAACTTAAGTGGGATATCCCTGCATCTGGAACGGTACTATCCCAAGGTATTATAGCCATAGTCACAGGCTTCGGTGCCTAAATAATGAACCAAGATAAAATAGAAATAGCAAAAAACGTAGGCGACGCGGTAGTAATACCGACTGGCGTTGTGGTGTCAATAAGCTATTGGATCACTGATATTATCAATCCATTGATAACAGCGCTGATAGGCTTAATGACTATAATTTGGCTTTTTTATAGGATCAAAGAGAGTAAGCGCATCACGAAGGCACCTTAATGAGCGACCTTATTATTACATCGCTATCATATAAACCCGTTACAAGGTAGGAATGAAATGTTGATCGATAAATTTTTCATAATAGGGCTGCCAAGGAGTAGAACCTACTGGCTAAGTCAGTTTTTTGGCTGTCTCCACGAAGGCGTTTATCACTACCCAGATTACAGGGATTTTCTTAAGTCTGACCATACTGGTGATAGCACTACTTGTTATTTGCAGATAAAGGATCTAATCAAGGATGAGAGAAAAGTAATCATACATAGGGATATTAAAGATGTTGGAGATTCTCTTGTTGAGCTGTTTGGGAAGTTTGATTGTAGCTTTCTGAAGGATATTGAAAAAGAATTACTAGAAGAAGATGGGCTTCATGTCCAATTTGATGACATTAGCTCACGGTTAGAGGAGATATGGGATTACTGTAGAAGCGATGAATTCCCAAAAGAAAAAGCACTAAAAATGGACGACGTGATAATGGAAAACCATTTTTTAATTGGAGAGGTAAAGAAGCTTGTCATCTTATAAGAAGCTTGATTTAAGGCTTAATGTCCAGCCGCTCAAGGAAGCCTTGGAGCGCAGGAGCGACTTATTCGGCAAGTATGATTACCGGGCGACTTCTGAAGGATCGCCACACTCGGAAATGAAAGATATCTGGGTGAGATATAAAGACGTTGCGCCACATATAAAATCGGGAGATTTCTCTAGCTTCGCTAACGAACATGACTCTATCTGGTATCAGGTATACCGGGATCTACCGGAGACAAAAGAGATTATATTTTCTGTAATGAACGCAGTAAATGGCGAACGACTTGGCGGCGTGTTAATCACAAAATTACCCCCCGGCGGTAAGATAAAGAAACATGTTGACGGTGGGTGGCACGCTGAGTATTACGATAAATATTACGTGCCTGTTAAAAACGAAGACGGCGCTATATTTTCGTTTGAAGACGGGGTCATCGCCCCGGCGGAGGGTGACGTGTACTGGTTTGATAATTCTAAACCTCACTGGGTAGAAAACAACTCTGATTCGGAGAGAATTGCTATGGTTATTTGTATAAGAACTGATGGAGTAGAAAGCTAATGCCTTGGGGAGCAGCAGCGGTTATAGGTGGCGCGCTAGTATCCGGCTACGCATCAAATCGCGCGGCAGGAAAAGCGGCAGACGCATCACAATACGCCACTGACAGCGCTAACAGGCTATCTGAGCGGCAGTTCGATATGGTACGTGGCGACACGGCACAAGCAAGGGCTGCAGGTGGTGAGGCGGGTGCCGAGCTATCACGATCGCTAGGCCTTAGGACGCCGATCCCTGAAGCTTTTAACAGGCAAGCGGCAATCAGAGAGGAGATCAGGAGGTTACGCGATCGAACGGGGGACGAATGGCGAAACTATGGCTTCACTGGGCAGTACGCTATTGAAGATGAGCGCTCTAGGCAGATCAGAGAGCTTGAGAATGAAAGTGATAATTTAACGCTTTATGACGAAGCCCAGCCATTAGAAGGCGAAGTCCTGCCACAGTTTGGCGTTGAATTTAACTATAGCGGCGAAGGGCCTCAGTTTGAATACGGCGGCTCTCAGCCGGAATTTAATGATGCTAGTCGATTAAGCCAGTTTCAGAATCAGGGTGAGAATCTGCAAAGTTTTGAAACGGATCAAGAGGTTTCGCAGTTCGGCCAAGGTGACCGGTTCGAGTATGACCTCGAAGGCGATGCTGGCTATCAGTTTGCTCGTGATGAGGCAATCAAGGCCACCGGACGAGTCTCTGCAGCACAAGGCAAGCGCGGCAGTGGTAACCGGCTGGCAGAGGTCGCAGACCGCGTGACGGGCGTTGCATCGCAGTATGCTGACCAAGCTTTTAACCGACAGGTTAGAGCTTCCGCTGAGAACTACGGCCGAGACGTAAATGAATTCGGCCTTCAGCGCGCGGGTGATACTGAAGCGTACGGGCGAGAGCGTGGCGAATTCGCCATTGATTATGGCCGAAACATTGATCAGTACGAGCGCGATATCGGGGCTTTCAACGTAAACACTGGAGTGGCAGATCGCAACTATGGCCGAGAGCTAACGAGGTACGAAATCGCTCGAGGAAGAGAGGGTGAAGGCTATAATCGGGCAAATCGCCTCTATGAAGTCCGAACGGCTGAGGATAACCGAGAATATCAACGCGCGGGCGATGAATATAATCGTGGTTTCACAAGGTTTGGTGTTGAGACTGATCAGAATCGGGAGCTATACGGCCGTCGCCAAGATCGATTAAATCGACTTGCAAGTATGGCGGGAGCTGGGCAAACGGCAGTCAGTCAAAGTGCAAGCGCAGGTAGCAACTATGTCAATGCTGCCAGCAACAATCTGATGGCAAATGCTCAGAATCAGGGGAATGCCGCGATGGTTAAATATCAAGGCCTAAACAATGCAGCACAAGCTGGGATCTCTAACATGTTAAGTTACAACCAGCAGCAGCAAAATAACCAGATGATGCAACAGTGGCTGAACCAGCAGCCGGGGGCGCTAAGATGAGCGGCTTTAAGGTATTTGATTACAATCAGGCCATCGGTGGTGCAAACCAGAGCAGCCGAAATAGACTTTCGATGATGCAGGGTATGCAGTCGATGACTGATCGCAGGGAAGATCGGCAATATAATCGGCAGAGTCAAAACCGACTATCTGAAATCAGGGACAATCAGGAGAACCGCGCGCAGGCTCAATTCGACCAGAAACAGCAGATTGAGAATACAAAGTTTTTCTACCAAGGAATGACCGAAGTCGCCAGAGATCCATCGCGTGCCCAGTATTGGGCGGATGAACTTAAGAAGCGTGGTATCGCTGATTTTGACATCTCAAAAGGGACCCCAGAGCAATTACAGCAAGGGGCGGCTAAGCAGGCAGATGCACTTCGTAAATCATTGGAGGCCATTGGTGAGATTGCGCCTGAGCCACGGGAGAAATACGGGCAACCTGTTGCGGGCGTGGGGCCGAGTGGTAATCCCGAATTTCAGCGCTTTGGTGACCGAGGTAGCGCCCAGATTGTCAATGATTTCGTGCCGAGCAAGAAAGTCCCGCTGGTGAGCATAAATAAGGGCGAAGACAAGTACGCGACGGAGAGAATGAAGTTGCAGGCTCAGGGTATTAATGACTTAGGGAAAAATGCTAGCGCGGCGTACAAGTCATCCATGGCGATGGATCGGTTTACCAAGGCATCCGAAAAAGGAACAGAAGGCGGTGCCCAGCCAGTTATAACGGCGGTAAAGAACCTTTTAACCTCTTTTGGGTATGATGACAAACAGTTGGCGGAAGTAAGAATCATGGAGCAGGCGATCAATGACGTGCTTGCAAATAAGATGGCAACATTGGGTGCCCGCGGGCTGACTGACAGTGATATGAATATACTCAAGGCGTCGCTACCTAGAGTTGCTACTGATCGCAATTCGAGGCTCGAAGTAGCTCGAATATTGAAAATCCTCAACGATTTTGAAATTGATGAGTATATTGCCGAACTTGATGAAGAGAAGAGAATTAACCCTGAGCTAGCTAAGCGGATAATGGAACCGAGGTGGCTTAGGTTTTATAAAGCAGAAAAGGCCAAGGAGGCGAAGGGCAAGGATGGAGCGCCGCCGCCCTCAACCGATCAGCCCCCCCCCTCAATTGATGACCTGGTGAATAAATATGCCAACTAGAGAGCAGCTCGAATCAGCGCTAATAAATGCTGATAAGGCTGGAGACATTAACGCTGCAAAGCAACTTGCAATGGCAATCAAGCAAGGAGGTGAGATAGTCCAGCCACCTCAAGAGGTGCCACCCAAAGACCCAGCTGAAGTGTACTCAGGATTCATACAGGGACTTAGAGATCCGGTTGACGGGCTTGCTCAGCTTTTATACGAGGCATTGCCAGAAGGGGTTAGAGAGTCAGGGGACGCTTTAAATAATTGGCTTTCTGAGAAAACAGGTTTTATTGAAAAAATCCCTGAAGGTGGGTTTACTCAATTGCTAAAAGACAAAGAAGCGAGGTACCAAGCCGGTCGAGTTAAAGAAGGAGACGAGGGCGCTGATCTGGACAGAATTGGAGGAAACTTCGTTTCAATGGCGGTTCCGGGCGCACAAGTTCGCGCAGTCAGCGCGCTGGGAAAAGTCGCTCAGGGAGCGGCTTTGGGCGCAGGATATGGCGCGGCGTTGCCAACCTATGGTGATGAGTTCTGGGTAGAAAAAGGCATGCAGGCCGCGATTGGTTCTGCTGCCGGAGGCGCCCTATCGGCCAGCGGTGTTGCCGCTGGAAAAGCCATCGATGCAGGGAAGCGCATTTTACGACCTATGACTTCTGGCGGAAGAAAGGCTGATGTCACTGACACTTACCAGACTTTAGCCGGGAGTGAAAAAGATAAAATTATTAGCGCGCTAAAATCAGCAAAAAAAGGGCAAACATCAGCGCAGGCAATCGCCAACGCTAACCGGGGAAGTAACGATGTATTTGGTGCGTCTATTGTCCGCCTAGAGAAGGACTTATCAAAAAAATCCCCGATTACCGACAAAATGCGAAGTGTTTACAAAAAACAATCAATGGATCGAAAAAGGTCTCTTGATAAGATCGCAAAAACAGATGGTGACCTTGCCGAAGCAATAAAACAAAGAGATAGCAAGGCCGCTCCTTACTATGATGCGGCTCGGAAGTCCAGCAATAGCATCAATGTCGAAACGCTAAGAAATAGCATCGATGGAGTTATAAGAGACAATATAAACGATACTGCGATCACTATTCCCCTTAAAAATATCCAGAGAAAGCTAAAGGATGCAACGCCAAGAGGGCTTATTTCAACGTCAAGCCATATCAAGCGCCTAATGAACAAAACAATAGACGGGAAAAATGTCTATGACAAAAAAGTGCTGACTGAGATCAAGGAAGCGCTGGATAAGAGTATTGAGAAAAGCGTTGCTGATTACGACATTGCTAGAGAGATTATCAGGAGAGAATCTGTCCCCATAAATCGAATGAAAGTCGGCCAAGAGCTTAAAAAATCGCTTATTGATGCCACCGAGCAAGAGAAGGCACGGCCGTTTGTGAACGCACTAAGGGAGGCGCCTAGAACAGTTAAGCGCGCCACCGGGTTTACGGGCAATAACACGCTTGAAAACATTTCGAGCAGGGCCGAAATGGAGACATTTTATAAAATAAGGGATGAGCTGCTAACTGACGAGAGCATGAGTAGACTTGCAAAAGGCGTCGACGGTGTTTTATCTGACATTTCTACGCAGTCAAAACCTCAACTGCCAAACGCTCTTGTCAGAGAGATTATGATAGCCAATCATCTGTTGAAAAGACTGGCGCACAAAGATTATGGAGCCGATTACCAGCGAATGATGCTTGACCTGCAAAAAAACCCAAAGTTGCTTGCAAAAGTGCTTCAGACAGAAAAGGACAGGAAGGTTCAGTCAGCAGTAATCAGATTGGTTGGTGAAGGCGCCGTTGTTTCAGCAGTGCCGCAATGATCCGCCAAGCATTACTTTAAAAGTAACAGTTAGCTTTTTATTTTGTTTAATATTGCCGACTCAATCGTATTTATAGCCGATCCACCCTTAATCATATCAGACGTAACGTTGTAATGGCGTTAAAATGTTTGCCGCTCTAATTGTCTAAGCGCGGTATAAAACTGTTCTTCTATCTCGGTCATAATCTTTGATCCTCAAACCACTGCTGCATACCAGTATCATAATTGCTAATGCTGGTGTGGTAATTAATATAATCGCGTCCTAATAAACCATTAACCCAATTTTTAATTTTAGTCCAGCGTGATCTGCGATTGATAACGTATGTAATATCAGGGTTGTAATATCCGGGAGGCAGGTGCTCAATCGGGTCGCCGTCATTGATAAAATGTACATTACGCTCCGGGTAATCAGCAGGTTGATAGCTGTCAACAAATGCCCCCGGTGATGCAAACGTACAGCACTGTGATTTAACACCAATATCAAACAGATCCGTATGTAAATACTGAGCTAACGCACCGCCGCGTGAGAATCCAGTGATGTAAATATTTTGTACCTGCTCATTATAATTCATGAGCCAGTTTTCAATGCGCTCGAACATTACGTCATAGCCGCGAGTAAACCCATGCATACGGCCATCAGATGTTGCGTGAGCGTCGATATTGCGCAACCAGTCCAGATCATCATTGCTGCCTCTAAATGCGATTACAACGCCTATGGCGCAATCCACGACTAGCACTGATTCGCCTAAGCCGTCAGCCTCGTTAAATTCAGTAACAAATTTTATGCCCCGAACCGGTGATTTAAACCCTTTCGCTAATTTCATAACTTGCCAGATTTGCTCGATTTCGTTATTTGTCATTTATACAGTCCTCTCTGCTGATAAACCGGCGCAGCAATCTGCGCTAATGTGCGTGTTATACGCCATATATCCATGTACTTACTGTTATATTCCTAATCACGCTATCTGCTTAATTTTAAGCTCGCTGCCGCCTAGAATCGCATTGCCGCAAGTAATCAAGCCATCCTCCTCGTCTTGTGAGGGAATAAACACAAGAGTATCGAATCCCGCAGCCGTGCAGCTATCTTCTGGCTTTTTGTAGGGTCGGTACGTTTGATACCCGTCTACCGTTTGAATACCGTTCTCGCGGCAAGCAGAATTATTATGGATCGGAGTTATCTTCACCATCCATTTATCAACGTCAAAAAGATTGGCAAGCTTTTCACCGTCCACTTCGTTACCGGAGGCGTAAGCTATATTTAAGCAATATTTGCGCCCTATAGGGCTCTGTAGGCTTTCTAGCTGATCCGCAATATACCCAAGCGTATAACTGCTTCCGCCAAACATTGCGGTTCTTTGTTTCTCTGAGCTAGTGTTGACGCTAATCTGTAATCCAGCCTGACCTTTGAATAGATCATTCTTTATGGATGCCCATTCGTGGATTCTCTCGAACGTGTGTTTGTATTCTGGGCACATCGTGGTAAGAACTGGGTGGATAACTTCAATCCTTACTCCTGTTTCATCTTGGATTTGGCGTTTATTATTTGCCAGCCACTCGGAAAACTTAAACACATCGATATTAAAAATAGGCTCGCCCATTCTTGCAAAGTGAATGTTCAGGCGGTCTGTGTATTTTACGTTTTCGTAGGCCTTTAGTCCCGTATAAAACTGAGACTTTAAATCGTCAAAACTAACGTTACCTGAAAACTTAATGTTTGGTACGTCGCAAAAGGTGCATTTCATTATGCAACCATATTGAGTAGATAGGGTGATAACCCACTTCTCTTGCAGCGGCATAATCTCGCCATTCTCAACACCGTTAAGCTCGCGGGTGTAACCTAAAAAGTCGGCTTTTATGTTTTTGCGTTTCCCGTAATCACCAATGGAAAGGGTTTCTAATTTTCCTTTGGCGTAGTCATCAACAATCAAATACCCCGTGGGTAAGAAAATTTTATTCATGGTAGATTAGCCTTCCTCACAAATGGAATATAACAAGGCAAATCCACTCCGACAAAATAAAGCGGTGCTTGCCCTGCGTTCTTTTTTAGCTCCTCACGCCGCTTTATTTCGCGGGTGATTTGCGACGTTATGTGTCAAATAAACAATACACTCAACAGCGTCTCAAAATCGCCGCCGCACAAAATCTTCTTTTTACCTATATACGGCCCAGAAACTTCGTAATCGTCGATTGATATTCGTTTTATTTTATAGTCGCCAATACAGATATTTACCGATGGCTCAATGTCACAATTAAATCGCCATATTTTTTGAGTTTCGTCAAAAGAAATATCAATATTATCGGCAACAAAGCCACGGTCAAATAACGCGCTGTAAACCTCTATTGGCTCAATCTCGGCATCTTTAGTGCCCTCAGCGTCCATCAAGTGTTTTTGGTCTCTTACCTCTAATTCTAGTTTTGCGAGTAATCCACACATAACAATTAGCTCCAGCGGACACAGTACCGCGCCGCGTTTTTAGTTAAATTTAAGCTCCTGTGCGGCGGTACTGCGCCGCTGAGCATGGCGTTAGATAGCTCTATCATTGTATTCATCAACTGCATCAAGCGGACTCCTTAGCTCCATCTCCTCAACATCACAAACAATGAGCTTATAAACCAGTTCATCAGGAGCAAAAACCAGTCTTTTTGTTATCCCTGTTTTAGGGTTTTTGCAGAATGCAATTTCAATTTGCCTCTCCATCACAGATGTTATTCGATCCATGTCTATTGACTCTACCCCTAATACCATTCCTTCTGGATTGAGCGGGTCATTAGAAATAGTCAGCCCACCGTCATCATTAACATTTTCAGTATCCATGCCGCCTTCAGCAATACTGGCGGTTAATGCATTAGCTAAGCTTTTATCAATCATAAGGCAACTCCGTAATTAAGTTCGCAATCTAACAAGTAATTCCAGTGGACGCTGGTAGTCCAGCGCTTCGCGCATGCCGCATTCCGCGCGCCACTGAATAAAAGTCGTTAGCTGTCAAACGAAATAGCACTGATTGTCTTAATCTGCCGATCAAGCGATTTCAACTTCCTAATTCTAATCTCGTCAGCCCTAAGCACTGCGTCCTCTCTACATTTGTGCCAATCCCGCCCCTCACCGTGCAAATAAACCGCACAAGAACATTTATTTTTAGGTATAACAATCAGAGAGTTGTTAGCATCCATAGGGTCAATCTCGTGCTCAATAATGCCCTCTGTTAAACAATATTTCGTGCTCCAAATTTTCATCTTAGTCACTCCGTCGCACAGCTAACAATCAAAATTCACGCGGACAAAATGCCGCGACGTTTTTACTAAATTTAAATCTCATCATTGGCATTTAGCCGGTGATTTTGGGCGTTATGCCTTAAATTGAATTAAGTATTTTAATGCCGTTATAAAACGGAGATTCTGATTTTTCAAATTGCTCTTTCGCATTAAGCATTTTCTCTCGCCATTGCTCGCGTGTTTGCAATGCCAGCAAAATTTGGTCACGACTTAATTCGTCGAATTCTTCCCGCAGTTGTTCCATGTTCATTTCTGATATTGATACTTTTCTATACTCAACGCAACTATCCTTTGAGTGCTGTGGATAAATAGGGCATGTTTTATTTGCTTTTGAGCAGAAAAAACATTCTTTGCTTAGTTTAGGCTCAGGCATAACAATTAGCTCCAGCGGACGCAATACCGCGCCGCGTTTTGTAGTAAATTTAAAGTTCTCAGTGGTGGTACTGCGCCGCTGATCATGGCGTTAGGTGGCTTGTGGTTGCTCTACGGCTGATAGTATAAAGCTGGCTCTACAAATCACTTCCTCGCCAACTCCCTTTACGTTGTAATCACGTATGGCCGTTGTTTTCCCACCGCAAACAATCCCGGTTATCCATGTGTCGCACTGTTCCGTTACCCGCATCATAAAAGTTCCTTTTCGTTGCGCTGTGATTAAATATGTTTTTCCTGTTTCAATGTTCATTTTCTAATCCTCCAGTGTAATTCCCGCAATCTAACAAAACAAATCTACGCGGACAATGTGCAGCGGTGTTTGTTTGCGTTGGCAGTTAAGTTAAAGTTCGTCTCAGTGCGCTTGCATTCCACAAATAAGTCAATTTAATCGTTAGGCACACAGTTCGCATTCACCATCACAGCAGCGCTCTTCATGATTCAGCAGTCCGCGCATAATATTCTCCTCGGCATTTTTTAAAAGCTCTTTTAACTCAGATGCGTTTTTACATTTCCCGCATTCCTTATCGATAATAGCGCTTATAACTTGGGCAATAGTTGCGTGATAGGTTATTTTTTTCTTCCGTTTTACATTTCCGTTTCTGTCTTTCCCGTCCCGCCATTGGTATAACTGCCACCCCGATGTATCTCGTTTAAAGCTATAATTTTCGTTTAATTTGATCATTTTGTCTTCCTTAAAAAAAAATGGTGGGCCAAGGCGGGCGCATTAACCAGTTATGCTATTGGCCCTAAAAAGCGCCTAACAATTGCATCCACCCGGACAGTCCTACGCGGTGCTCATTTGTGCCAAAAAAGCCTGGCACAAGCCTCCACGGCTTCGGCCTGCGCGGTTATGCGCGACGTTATGTATTAAATATCTTTTAGCCATGATGTGTGATAAACAACTTGACTACCATTCTTAAACTCTAGCGTTACGTCACCATTAGAATCAACTCCGCGAGCAATAGCTTTCCGGTTTGAATAGCTGTCTTTATACATTATTTGGTATTTTTTGCCCGGCTGAATATCATTGCGCGAGAGGCAATTATCAGTGTTTAGCATTACTCGCTCCTTTGCCACTCACGACTAATTGAATTCTTATGCCAGCCCTCTTGTTCAAGCTTCGCTTCTGCCATGTCTACCAGCAGCGCAATATCGCACTCATCTCTAACAGAGCCGCAGTCTTTCATGACGTTCACCTTGTCACAGATAGCGGCGATTAGCTCTAAATTGTCCATAATCAATCTCCAATTGAGTCACATAACAAGTGCTTACACGCGGACAGTCTTCCGCGTCGTTCGCTCCGCTCTCTATGCCCCAGCCTGCCGGTGAAGCTGTCGTTAGCTGCAAACGCAGGCACTTCAGCGCCGTAACATCCTCGCTACACATTCCGCTCCTTTATTGTTAAAACGGGATATCATCATCAAAGTCGTCAAAGTTCTGTGATCCGCCTTGCGACGGTGCAGCACTCTGACGTTTGTTGTCGGCACTGCTCGGCGCACCCCCGCCTTGATTTTGATGCTGGTTTTGGTCGCCCCCATATTCACCGCCGCTTGAGCCATCACGGCTATCCAGCATCTGCATATTGTTAGCGACGATTTCAGTCGTGTAGCGATCTTGACCGCTGGTTTTATCCTGCCATTTACGTGTACGCAGGCTACCTTCCACATATACCTTAGAACCTTTCTTCAAGTATTCACCGGCGACCTCACCTAAACGATTAAAGAAGACGACGTTATGCCATTCGGTACGCTCTTGCTTCTCGCCGGTCTGTTTATCTTTCCATGACTCGCTCGTGGCAATCGTCACATTAGTGACCGCTGAACCACTCGGTACATAGCGCACATCAGGATCTTTACCTAGATTACCAATCAGGATTACCTTGTTAATACCTTTTGCCATTACTTTTTCCTTCCAATGTGAATAGTTACATACTTAATAAATTTCTGAGCGATTAGCATTCAATCCCCGTGACAGGCTCGAATTTTGGCGCTTTCAATCACTCGACGTTACTCGGCTTTTGATTCAACGAAGGCAACATGCGGGACATTGCCGGTTGAAATCATTTCGGCAATTTGTTTGGCCTGTTCAACGTTGATGGCCGTGTTATCAACTAAGTATTTCGCGACCTCTGCGAGGCTCGTTCTCCGCACTGAGCATGTCACTTTCAGGTTCTTCTTGGTTTGGACTGGCGCTGCGCTGCTTGACTGCGCTCCGCCATTTAATGGCGACTCTGTTGCGTCTTTGATGGCGGCTGCAGTTTGCTGATTTTCCTCTAAATCGATACGCTCATTTTCAAGCTTCTGCTGCTCTTCCTGTCTGATTTTCTCGCGCTCAGCTTCGATGCGCTTTTCTTCGGCTGCTTTGTGCTCTGTGATTCTCAGCTTAATGACGTTAACAAGATCATCGTTATTTTTAAGTACGAGTGTTGCAGCGTCAGAAAATAGAAAAGTGTAATCAGCGGCTAACTCCCTTAATGAGTCAAGGTTGGTTTGTATTTTGTCAGCAATTTCATTTGATTCAATCTTTGCTCTAGCCAGCTCCGTATCAACCGCATTTCGTTGGCTCGACACCGTTCGCTTGCCTTTTACAGCGCCTGCAAAGTCAGTCGTAATAGCTGGCATATATGGCTTTCCAATGCGTTTATTTAGACTTTCAATGTGGGTGCTCATTGCAGATTTTCCAGCCTGCAAAATCTCAAAGCGAACAGCGTCTTTTCTTGCTTGAACCAGTTTTTTTAGATCAAGGCGGGTTGCTCTGGCTTGCGCCTTGATATCGTCAATGGTTTTGAATAGCTCATCGATGGTGGCCGTTTGGCTGAGTGCGTGCTCCTTTGTCGCTTCTAGGCGCTTTTCTACTTCACCGCACCATTTGACAGTTTTCTCGGCATTGGAAAAATCTTCGTCCGTTTGAAGATCTTTGTTGATATTGTCAAAGACAGCTAGCGCCGTTTCTCTAAATTCCATCAGGTTTGATGACGTTACCATGCCACTTATTTCAACGCGCAATGCTGGGAGCGTTTCAGGGGCTTTTCCGATAACTTCCGGCGCAGTTTCGACGTGCTGATAGTTAGCGACATCTTCATCTAGCTGTGCCCATCCGGCCAAAAGAGATTTTCTGTCATCAGGATTTAGCGTCATCACAACATGTACGGTTTTTTCTTCCGTGCCGTCCGTGACCATATAAAGGCATTTTTCAGCACCAACACAAAGCTGCTGGACAACTTGCCAATAATCCTCAAGGGGTACAATTCCATTGCGAACATCATCGGCTTTTTCATCGTTCCACTGCTTGCACTCCCAAGCATAGTCTTCTTCCATCGTTATCCCATCATAACTGGCAAGTAAATAATCATCGTCATCAATGGCTGTTACAGGATAAAGCTTTCTGCCGATAATGGATTCAGCAATTGGACGTGATTCCGCCTCGACTTCATGTCCTTTTTTGAAGATTACATTTTGCACATAGCTATCGATCTCTTTCTCGCTACCAGTGGCCATAATTTGAATCAATTCGTTACGACTGGTATTTTTGCTAACACCCATCATCACTGGGGCCATTGATGCCGAGTGTGGATATTTTCCGCGAATATCATGCCACGCCTGCTCGCCCTGAACTACATTAAGAATTTTCATATTAGCTACCTTCCTGTTCCCACGCGTCAATTTGATTTTGTTGCTCAGGTGTTAGTTGCATTGCAGTAAGCGCAGTGCTGATAACGTCCTTGGCTGATTTCTTTCCTGATCGCACTAATGCCTCGCAGTCTTTTGCCAGCTCCTGAAATTGATCGTCAGTGCAAGCGATAAGGGTGTCGCCTTGAGTGGGCGCGCCCTCATCACCGCCTCTATCCATGTCAATAACAACCCCGCCTTCTATAATAGGGTTCCGGCCTGCTTCCGCTGCATGGCTAACAGTGATTGCATTGGAGACCTCAACCGAGCAAGGCATATATTTCAGCACTTGAAGTAGCGGTACTTTTCTGCAATACATTTCCCAATCTCGATGGCTGTAATGGCTCCTCCCAACTTTATTGTATTTATCACGGTGCTTCCGCAGCTTTGCTACTGTCCAGAGTTCAATGACGGGCATTTTCGAATCCTTAACCCAGCCAATAGCGTAGGCGTGAGTCATATCGTTCGGATCATCAAGATCTGTTTCATTGTGAATAACCAGGTCACGTCTGGCACCATCGGTGAATGTGTAATCCTGATCCTTAAATATAACGCCGGTGTAAACTGTGGCGCGACCACTCCGTGACACAAGATCAACAAGCCCCTTCCAGCCCGGTACAAATGTGCAGGTGGTTTTATAGGGGATCAGATACCCCGCGCCATTAACTCCGGGTTCTAAGCCCAACTGCCCGGCTGTCATTAATGATGCGGCGATACTGTTGACATCGCACTTTTGTAGCTTTGGTGATGTGCTAAAGGCCGTTAATGCCAGCCGGGTCATCCTGTCGGCTGTCATGTGCTTAGGCAGGGCTAGTTCAAGTTGAGGTTTCAGCTTTTCCATAAAGCTGCTGAGTTCCGCAACTGGGGATTTCCGCTTTGCTGCCACTTGCTGTTGAGTAGTCATAGCTATTTTCCTTGTAGTTCTTTTGAGTTATTGAATGTAGTTTAATAACTCAGATTCAATTTTAGTTAAATCGCCTTTATTCTCCAGCGTCATTAGTAGCCAACTTGCATCAACCAAGCGGCCATCTTTTTCTCTAATCCGCGCCCTGCTGATCTCGCAATATTTTGGTTCCTCTGGCGCAACAACCAACCCAGCTTCATAGTGCGCCGGGATTTCATCAAACACCTCATATTGCAGCTCAACATCTAGCACCACAGGCACACCTAGCACATCCATCTCTAATTCAAACTCATGTTCGCCAATCATGTCAGGATGCCTGTTCTTGTAGCATTGCAGGGGTTCTAAGTTCATCGCGCCGTTGATAGTAATTGTTTAGTCGATGGAAATTACGATAGTCGTTTTCAATTCGCTCAATAGCCCATTTCTCAGCAATCTTCGCGAGTCTCAGGAGTTCATCGTTAGGCGATTGTATTTCAGCTTCTCTTGGGTGTGTCATTTTGCTTGTCTCCGATAATTTTAATGTTAATTGATCCAAACCTAGTTAACGTCGATTCGTCTCGCCCCATATATTTTGCTAATGCCGCGACCTGAGTTTTTTGTAGGCTGACATAACTAACTTTCTCCGCTAAATTCATTTTGCTAAGCATCTCAAAAAGCTTTTTCCCTTCCAATTTCTATTCCCCCCCTTATGTTTTGTAGCATGAGCGAATATTAGCTCAGCTCATTGCTTAAGTCAATAGCTTAGCTAATATTTATTTAAAGCAAACCCCCTGTAGTTTATTAGCTCAGCTATTGACATCGAGTACCTGTCGAGTTAATAATGATCGTATGAATCTTAATAATTATTTAGCATCCGGCTATACTCAGTCATCAATCTGCGCGAAGATTAAGGATGATGACGGCGTTGGAGTCACGCAGGGTGCGGTTAGTTTGTGGACTAAGACTGGCGCGCCACCAAAAAGATGGCGGCAACTGGAGCGCGTCTCAAATAAGGGCATGACTGTTAGCGAACTCGCTGACGAATACGAGGTTTTGCAAAAACCAGCCGCGTGATTTCCCCGAACACCCGCTAGAGCATCCCCTCCTTATTCGCTCTTGCGGGTGTTTTTTTATTTTTATTGTAGTAGTCGTGCAAAAGGTGTTTTCCGTAACAGATCGGCCTGTTTTATATTGACATCACCCATCTGTATCTGTATCTTAATCCGTTATTGTTAAATTTCAACAATGGGATATTGCGATGAAGAGTAGCAGAGGGATAGCGATAAAATCGGGTGATAATTATTACAATACGGGAAAGCCGTGTCTTAATGGACACATTTCTAAGCGTCGAACAGTTGACGGTTCTTGCTGTCAGTGCCGAGCGGATAGTCAGCGATTACAGCGGGGATTAATCAGGGCCAGCATTAAGGCTAAGAAACTAGCTCAAGTCGATGCAAAATCATGAAAATAAAAAACTGGAAAAAGTTTCAGCATTTTAAAGATCGTCGCCCCCCGTGGATAAAACTTCACCGCGAAATACTGGAACAACGTGATATCAGTTTGATATCAGACTGTTCCTTCCGTGTTTTGATTGGTATTTGGCTGCTGGCTTCAGAAGATGAGGGGCTTGTTGGCGAATTACCATGTATTGATGATATATCATTTAGGCTTAGAATAGAAAAAACAAAGCTAATCAGCTCGTTAGAAGAACTTGAGCCTTTTTTAATACACGATGATATCGACTTGATATCACTCCGACATCAAAGTGATAGCCTAGAGACAGAGACAGAGACAAAGACAGAGGCAAAGGCAGAGGCAAAGCGCGCGAGAGATATCACCCCCCCAAAAAAAATAACTGAAAGGCTAAATTACGACTTATGGCCATCGTTACCAGATGACGATTGCTTGGATGCTTGGTTAGTGGCGAAGAAAAAAGCAAACGGGTCTGTTAGCCAGAGGGCAATAAATACCGTGGGCAAAGAATTGCACAAAGTGGTTGATGCTGGAGTTTCAGTAGAAGACGCCCTCGATATCGCCGAAAACTCAAAATGGAGAGGTTTTAAATCCGAATGGGTATTAAACGCAAAAGGAAACCAAAATGAAAACAGCTTACGAAATAGCCAGTCAGGCGCGGCAAACCTTGCGGCAGGGTGCCGAGATGCCTTTGAGCCAACAATCACGGGCGAATCAGAGTGGGCCGATCTCTAGAGAGCTCCAGCAGGTCGTATCGCGTATGTTTGTTCGTATGCAGTCGAGCTATGGGCATCGGTTTTCCTCGCTCTACAGCGGTCCTGACGGCGAGCGTATGCTGGGTGCGGCAAAATCTGAGTGGTGCAGGGGCATCAAAGGCTATCCAGTTGCGATAATCAAAATAGCGTTTGAAGTTGCCATAGCTCATTACGATAAGTTTCCGCCCACGCTGCCAGAGTTCCGGGCGATATGCAGTGAGACTAAGAGTCGGCGCGATCAATTGAGCGACACCCGGCTCAGGCTGGAGAATCAGGTGCAGGCAGTGACTCAGGAGAGGAAGAGATATCACATCGCGAACATGAGGTGCGCAATCGCTGGAGCTAGCAAGCAACAGCCAGTAGCCCGGGGGCGCAAATGAGATCAAAAAGAACCACAACGTTTGGAGTTTATGATCGGCGGGTTGATCGAGGTGATTTAATCGATGATCTGCACGTAGCGATGGCAGAGCAGCGTGTCGCATGATGCGCAATAAGATCACAGTCACAATTCCCGGCGCTCCCGTCGCCAAAGGTCGGCCGAGGTTTACTAGGCGAGGAGTTGTCTTTACGCCAAAAAAAACACGAAACTGGGAATCGGCGGCAAGGCAACATGCTGAAATTGCAATGTTTGGATTAGAGCCGCTCACGGGGGCGCTGAGCTTGAGGGTGGAGGTCGCCATGCCCACGCCTGCTTCGTGGCCGCTGTGGAAGCGAGATGCAGCCTCGCAGGGTATAATCGTACCAACAAGCAAGCCAGACCTCGATAATTTTATAAAATCAGTAAAAGACGCCTTAAATGGCATTGTTTGGATCGATGACTCTCAGGTCGTTTTGTCGACCGAGGAAAAGCGATATGGCGCGGATGCGGGTGTTGTTGTAACTGCGACAAGATTAACCGATAAGCTGCCCTCGCAAATTGCCAGCAAATCAGAGTTTGATTTATTAACCATGAGCGCAGCGACGCAATGATCAAATACGTTGATGCATTGTTAGACGAGTGGGCCGCGTGGTCAGTCGCGCATAACGACAGCCTCGGGTTCTCATCTCGCTCTCCAATCTATGCCATGATGACAACAAATCGCGCGGAAGTTACCGGGCGGCGGCATCGCAGCAAGCTCGATTTAATTAAAATTGGCGATCGTTATTTTCCGCGCGACATTGACCCGATGCGATCTGTCGAGACCAAAAGCAGGCGTACTGAATCAATACCTGACTGTCCTCGCGGGGAAGCGATGGAAGCTGCGATCGCACATCTGCCAAACGATTATTATCGCGATGCAATCACGCTCAAATACCGCGCTAGATTTGATAACAAAACGTCGGCTAATCTACTAAGACGCAACGGCAAATCTGTTAGCATAGCTATGTTTAAGAGCATCATCAACGAGGCGCACATGTCGATTGATAGCTATCTGCGCGTTAAACATCCTGATTTGCGTCTATTAAACAAACCAGACGCATCACGCGCGCGCGCTTTATAAGGCTTGACAAAGTTAATGCGCTTGTTATGTTTTATTTTGATTTATCTGTGGCTATCTATTGACTGTTACATGTAACAATGTATAATAGCCCTATCAACTAAACAAACAGGCAAAGAAAATGACAATTTCAGAAGCAG